GACAGTGTTTGTGAAGGTAACAGAGGTGTTGCTGTATTAATCGAAGCAAACCACTTGTGTGCATGTGTACGAGGTGTTAAACACGACAGTACGATGAAGACTGCAAGAATGAGCGGTGCCTTTTTAGATCGTAAAGATATCAACACACGACAAGAGTTTTACGATTTTGTAAGAGATTTAAAAAGATAGGAACTTAAAAAAATGAAAACTATATTTGACAAAATAGACCCAAAACTTATTGAATGTACTGGTGGAGCATGCGAGCATGCCTCTCATCAACTCAACGGACCTTTATTAGTATTGATCGGCGTACTGACCATATACACATTGTATGTGTTGTCTCCTACCCGGGAGTAATTTTACGTGTTGTCTTCTGTACCACGTACAGCCGCTTGAACAGCTTCGGCTGCTTCAAGTTTTTTCTTGAGCATGTCCACATACACGTGTAACTGACCCGCATCTGCATATTCCTCAATTTTAGCAGCAGGTGGATTTAACAGTAAGTTTTTTAAAGACTCAATCTCAGCGTCAACTTCATCAGGTTCTCTTTGCGCATCGATAATAGCATCAACAGGATCACCCATCGGTTCTTCCATTGGTTCTTCATTTTCTCCAGATACAGGTAAACCTTCTTCTTCAGTTACAGTTTTAGTTTTACCGTAGGCTTCAGAGAGAAGGTCCCTTTCTTTCTTCCATGATCTATTGTCCATAGAAGTATTTAATCATAGTCTACTCACTATTCTTGGATTCTTGGATCTCTTTTCTGCGATCTTTGCAGATTTTAGTGATCTCCATGAGAGCTTTACGGGCACGCGTGCCAGCAGCTTTGTTTCCTTTTTCAGAAAACTTCTCATTCTCGCTAATATAGGACTCGACTAGAGTCAAAAGTGTGTTATGTGATTCGCTCATATACATACTATTTATACTCAACATATTACAGATCTACTGATTTTATCATAAATAATGACATGGCCGGTACAAGTAAATCATATTGGAGGAAAAAGTCTCCAGGAACACCAACAGTTAAACAAGCGATTAACTCACAAGGAAAACTAGAATCATACAATGAATGGGATTTATACTTGTATAATCCTAGTAATGATACGGCTGTTATGAATGTGTCAGGTATGGTGACGTCCAACCCCGGTGTTGACGCTGAATACATTGAACAAGGTCCTGAGCATGGTGATGGAGGTACACAAATAAATCACCCAAATCCATCGATATCTGATAAATTCTAATAAATAAACGTATGACATCATCACACAAGAAGGACTTTGACGCACTCGCGAATGCATATATGAATATATTTGAAGGGAAATCAGGATTCAAGCCGTGTTCTCATTGCTCAACTGAATCGAAGTGCGAAGAGGCTGGAAAATGTCTTGGGAACGATTCTAACGTACAGGAGAAAGTAGATGATGTCGAGAGTTCAACTGAAACTGCAATCAATGCTGCAACTGAAACTGCTGAAGCTGAGGAAGAAGCTAAAGCAACTGGTAAACAATTACCTAAACAGGTTAAGGATATGAAAAACTTGTCTAGTAAGTATCTAGATGATAAAAAAGCAGAGCTTAGTGCGAAGATGCAATAAGCTACCTAGCGAACTTCAAACTGCCTAAAATCTGATTCACTGGTGCAAATATACCTGTGAATTTATAAATCTTCTGCTCATCTGTACCTTTAGGTGTGTATGTGAAGGTCAATCCTTCAGTAGGTACAATCTCCTTGAGCCCACCTAACTTTTCAATCATGTTGAGTTCTTTCTGCAACTTAGCCATAAGAGTCATGTCACCGGTAGATTCAATCTCTCTAGTGACTTCCTCAATACCTCTCCTGATATCCTGAACTGCTTCATCTGGATTCAATGTGAGTAGATTGGAAATATTTTTATTGAGCTGCACACCAAGCTTGAGAAACAATGTCTTGAGCGGATCGTTCATATTATCAAACAATCCTTTCAACTCACCACTCTTCTCAGTAGCACTGACCCATTGTACAAATTCCATATTGTCAACTGCAGCCTTCAATTCACCTATATTCTTTAGCGCTGTAGCGTTATATTCTCTAGGTCGTTTACCTGGTGTTAATCCTTTGTATGCCCATCTCAATGCAACTTTCCTGAGAGCATCTGGTTGAACAATATAGTTAAACTGTTTAGCGCCATTAGCGATAGCCTGTGACATGTAGCTTACCCAGTAGTCTCCTATTGTATTAGTAGGGTTCAACTGATATTGACTCATTATATTGTTGATAGTGGACAAATACTCATCTTGACTAGCTTCGAAGTTACTCACTTGCGGAAGTTTTAACATTGGCATGCTAGTGATTGTGAATTTGTTTTGAACATCCTGATTGACTTGCTTGATCATACCCGCCATCATGCGTCCATATTCATCAAAGTCTCCATCTAACACATTACCTTCTTCATCATACTCTCTGAAGTTGTGTAACACCAACAATTCATGATTGTATGGAATCACATTCACAGTAGCAGGCCAGATTACTTCTATATTGATCCATCTTTTACCATCTCCGAACAACAATTGTTTTTGCTTGTCACTCAATGCTTGAATGGCTTTCTCTAAATCTTTAGCTGCAAAACTGAATGCCTCTTTGACGTTTTCATTTGGATGATCTTTAAAGAAATTGATAACACCTTTGCTACCTTTGATACTGTCTTTACCGAATCCTCTGTAATGTCCTTTGTTACGAGCAAATCTAACTATACCAGCTCTGTATCCAACTGCTAATGCTTGACCGTCTGTCTTCTCCTTGATAGTGCCTTGAATGCCTCCAGTGAGTGCTTGTCTGATTATGTTTTGAAGGTCTTCAAATTGTAGAGTGTAATCTTCATGTACATTCGCCATGTGACCATACGCTCCTCCTTCTTCTAATATTCTGTTAAATTTTTTAAAGTTCATTATATAAAACGAATATCAAACCCAGACGCATCATCACGTGGGTAAAATTTAAGTCCGGACTCACCCAATCTAGTGAGTAGTGGTATTGGATCGAGTTTTAGTATATCATCAGATGTTACTGATACTGCATCACCGCTCTCATTATAAACAACCAACCACTTGAATTTAGCAATGTGTGTCAGGTAGTTCTTAAGGTGAAAAACACCAATGAGATTCTCTACTCTATTTTTATCAGTATTACCTGGTATTTGTTTTAGTGCATCCACGAGCAGTTCACTCAAAAACTCACCCCCATAATTAACAACAGCCCAAGGCTCGTCTTTATATTTTCCAGTTTCTTGAATTCCAGAGAATGCATCTTTAAATTGTTGAACAGTCATCTGATCGACCGGGACGGTCTGATCGCCATCTTCTGTGTTGATTTTAACCGAACTACCATGAGCAAACGCTCCAGCAACTTCACTTTGCTTAATTTTTAGTTTTGCAAGTGGCAAACCGGTGCTGGCGTTGAAATATATCTTATAATGCTCGTCTTCACTTAAGTTCTTTAATTTTTCATACGTTAAATACTCGTCTTCACCCATCGGATTTTGTACTTTATATATAGGGTTATTCTTATTGTTACCACCAAAATAAGCCATCGCTTGGTCAATGCCCTTGATAAACAGAGCTGTCACACTCTTAGGCTTCGCACCTTTGATACCCTTGCCTATCCTGCCCTGGTTAAATTTCAATTCTATTGTATGTTCTGTATTAGAGTTGAGTTGTATATCACCCGCTCCATCCGGTTTTTGACCTCCATATATGAATGATAGTAGAGATTCACCCGGGCCTGCAGCTCCTCTAGCCTTCTTTGCCTCATCAAACGGCTTTAAATATTTCATATCTGGGTTTCGTTCCAAATCGAAGTGTATTGGCTGAGCACCTGAAGTATGAGTGGACTGTTTACCCTCTAATGGAGCCCATAGATTGAACTTACTTTTACCTACACTACCCATAAAACCGATTAATTCTCTCTGCAAAACACCGCTCTCGATCTGGCTCATTATTTGATTAGCCTTGACGCTTTGATTGATCGATTCTCCCTCTATTTTCATCGTTCGGTCAGCGGTATCCATAACAAATTTAAGCAAATCCTGTACAACATCACTTAAAGTACGCTCCTGTACGTTCGCAATTGCAGTAGATTCTGCCGCTCTCATTTTAATCTTCTTCAGTAACCTACCCTTATCGGCGATTGATCCTGTCTCGCGGCTCAGCTCATGAGCTTGATCTTGAGTAGTTCGATAAGAGTCCCATCCGTCATTTGTTTTAAAAAATGCTGAGTTTCTGTCTAATGGTAATTTTAATACATTTTGTAATTCCTTCGCATTACTATCTGTTATTTCAACCGTTTGTGTCGTACCGTCTGTAAGTGTAACAGTAACTGTCGCCTCTTCGATCACGTTATTATTCTCTTGGTTATTTAACACGTGAGAATATAATTCACTCTCGCGTTTCGGTGCAACATACTCGTCACCGCGCCGAACATTCTCATATAAATTTCTTAAATCACGATCGCTCATACTTCAAAATCTGAATGTGGATAATTGTTCTTCACAATACGACTAACCAACTCTTGCATCTCTTCTAGATTCTCTGTGTCAACAACCTTGGTCAACTTGGCATAATCAACATCATCAATATGCTTAGGAGCCATGATCAATGCTTTGCGTATCATCTCAACATAATTGACTTTCAACACTGCTGTGTCTTCTTGACCTTCACTCTCTTCATCCGGAATTGCACTCTCTGGAGTCTCTTCTGGTACAGGAGCAGCAGCTGGGTCAACTGGTGCCGCGGCTGGATCAGCTGGTGGTAATGCTGGATCCTCTTCGTTTAAAACGCGAAGGTGTTCTTCTATTAGATGTGTGAACTTTTTCATATATTAAATTATTATTGTTGTGCTTTCATGAACTGTACGTATTTATCCTCGTCCATGTTGTTGGCTTGAGCTTGTTGTTGTATGGTAGGGTTGTTTCTAAATGAATCTCTCCAAGCTTGCTCTTGTTGTGCTGGAGTTTGTTGGGTTTGAGTCCCACCACCGGTTGGTGGTGATTTCCCTTCAGCCGCGCGCGTTTTATCTTTCGCGAGTGCCTGCATTTTAAAATTATAGAAATAATCTTTTCCCTCCTGTGGAGGAGTGAAATCTTTTCCCTTTTGCTCCCATGCCTTTCTGGCACCAGCATCCAACTTGTCCCATTCTGCTCTAACCTTTTGACTGTCTCCTTTGGGGTCAAACATACCAGCACTGCTCATCGCCCCGAATGTACCACCGTGTTTTTGATTCTGTGCGAATGTACGAATCTTTTGAGTAGCACCAGCTACTTTATTTATACCTTTCTTCACACTACCAGCTAAATCATTCATCATACCTTCAATCAAATTGTTAGTCTTGTTGCTCATGCTGTCAGATTTCTCAGTAACTGTTGGGAGATACTTGCTCCGAGCATGCTGAATTGAACTGTTAAAATCACGTTTCATAATATTATTTATACATAATCGACTTAACTTTCACTTGATTGAGATAATCCTTGCTTATATAAATCAATTTATATTTGTCACTATATTTCTTGAGCTTGGAGAAATTAAAATTAGGCTTGCTTGTGATGTTCCTCAACTCGTTGATCACTTCAATGTATTTCCCTTTGTTGGTGTTGTAATATTGAACAAACGTATTGAACTTGACATCACCAATAAACACGCGAACCGGTATCATGGTTTTGATCTGCTTGAAAAATCGATTCATGAACAACACAAAGTCTGATCTATTATCATTATCACCACCTTTGCGAGTTCTAGAATTGATACAGGACTTGAAATCACACTTGACATCCTTCTCACAATAATATATCACAATCTTGTTCGTAGTTTTAGTCTCAATAACAACATCACATATGGTCTTGATCAGATGATAATAGTATATACGCTTAGTGTCTTGTGATCTCACGTTATGATCATGAAACTTGTCATACGTGAACAAATCGTCAACAATACACTTGTACGCGCGCGTGAATATAGATTCGAAATTTATAACATGTAAGCTGTAATTATCTAACTCGATTGAGTCCATAACTTGTATTATAAGAGATTACTTACATAAACGCAACAAAACATCTTTGTATCTCTCAAAGAACCCATCTAAAGGAGTCACGTAATTGGTTTCTTTATATACCAAGTAGTTAGCACCGTCTAATTTGTTACATTGCTCGAATACATTAGTATCAAACGCAATGAATTTGCCTTGGTTGTTGATTTTAAATATTAAAAACCAATTTTTCTCATCAGAAAATGATTGCTCCAACCAACTGTCTAACATTTTATTCTCAGTATAGAATTTACTGAATGATATATCCTTATGAGCTTTGCATTCGATCTTCATCTTGTACAATTCATCAGGTGGAATCAAATCTCCCTCTAGTAATAGTTTTTGTGAGTGAGACAAACGAGCCAACACATCAGCATTCATTCCTCCAGTCATAGCACCACTAGTGGGTACACGCGTAAAATTCAATCCGAATACGTCCGAGAGATGCTTTGCTGTGTCCCTCTCAAAGGCATTTCCTTTGGCTTTCTGAGGAGATGGCATGTATTTATTTACACTAAATTATCTGAATATCAATTCTTTTTCTTACCACTCTTCATATTCGCACACCAGTGTGACATTTTGGCCTTCTCACCACTGCTGTTCTTGGCGCGTTTCCGAAGCTCTGTCACTGATCCGTTGCAGCTTGTGCCGGCTTTTTTGACTCTACCAGGACGACTCTTGCCTTTTTTCTTGCCGTCTTTGAAGTTTTCTTTTGTGACTTCTAGTTTGTCACCAGCCTTCTTAGCAGCTTTGTATGCTTTGCTGCCTTTCTTGGCACTCTTGCCTCCGCGTTTTTTCTTGGCGTTGATGTTGGCCCATAGACCTTCGTTTATACCAAATCCGTCCCTCATACGCTCTGACGCCTTCCATACATCGTTCTGACGTCTGGTCGAGTTGAGTATGTGATCATCACTATACTCATTAGTATACTCTTTCCAGCTTTTGTTGTGCATGGCTGCTAGCACCATGGCGCGGAAACGAGCATATAGTTCATGATGGTCTTCCATCTCTTCTTTGTATTCTTCTTCTGTTTTCCATTCACCATCCGGTTCTTCTGGTAGATTGTCCGGGTCCTTACTCGACTGCACCACGTCATCATCCAGTTGTTTGTATATGTCAAATCGTTGCTGATACCATTCAGGTTGTGTATCTTTCAATCCCGCACCAGTCAAGTAATCGTCAATCATTTGCTGTGTCTCCTTGATACCATAATCAACCACACTCACAGGACGTAAATTGGCTTCATAATCCCCGGCACTGTAAATCAGGTCCATCACTCCAAAGATTAAATCGTCCATGTTTTCAAATCTGTTAAGATTCTCAGTGTAAAATTGTCTAAATGTTTTCTCATTTACACTACCATCCCAACCATCTAGGGTACGAATAAAGAACATCTCATCACCTTCAAAATTGGCATCACCAGCCGTTATGGACCGGTGAGGTGGGATGTGCTTGACAAGCTTGTATTGCTCGTTTATGTGATACTCTCCAACTGCTTCATCTATACCCACATCATGATAAAAATTGCTCATCGCATCGGCTGTACCAAATTCAACATAATCTTCATACTCACCTTGATAATCTTCATCTTCACCGAATTGCTCATTTGCTAATTGTGTTGAGTACTTGACCAATCCCTCTACTTTTTGATCTGGTACATGTCCAAACGATTTTAACACTATTATATTCTCACTATGATATCCACCTATACCTATAATGGTGTAGTGATACTCCATTGAATTATCTTCGTAAAATTGTCTAAATGTTCTCATTGTCTAAATATTTTGAGGTGCTTTCTGGTTCTGCTTGCAACTCATCAACATGCACCATCCGCACTCTACGGAGGGGCATTTTCTCATCATCTGCAGCTGCTAGTTGTGCGAAACCACCGATTATCTCGATCGTGTCACTACCATCATGCGCGATAGTCAACGGTTCGTCTATGTCCGTTTCTTCAGAATCTCCATTCATCTCTCGTCCTTTTTTGATCGCGTCATAAAAACCAGGAACATTCATCACGTGTTTCACTGGGACTTGTTGCATAGTTTGTGAAGCCCCCATGAGGAAATTGAATCCAGCCTCGGCCCAATTATCTGCAGAACTATCGTAACCTGGAACGGTCACGGTGGTCATTTCTGAATCATCTCTGCTTTGAATATCATCATCTTGATCCTTATATTCCAGTTCGCCGGCGACTTGATCCATGTCCCGACTATACTCTTCTCGATCGTAACCCATAGAGTCCATCGGATTGTCAGCAGTACCATCCAACCATCTGTCAATATCCATCTCATCAGGGTAATCAATGTGTTCACCTGGGTACAAATCCTGTAACTCCACCAATGTGTCAGTGGATACCTCTTCATTTCCACTCGCATTAGCTAACACATGACCTTTCATGTATCCTCTACCCACCACATCACGCATCCAATCTGGTAATTCGGCTCCGATCTCTTCAGCCTGATCGATAAACTCTTTCACCCTACTAGATGCATTCATTTGAGCCTCAGGTTGGTAACCAGAATCATCTATTCCGTCAACATCTCGACGTTCATCTTTCATGTCTTGAGGTAATTTTTTAAATTCTTCATAATCCTGTGATGCCATCGATTCAAGCTGATCCTCAAGCCAACTCACACCTGAACCATCATCATCTCCAATCGTGTTAAACACCTGCTTTTCAAAATCAAACCCACCTGGTGCGTCTACATCTGGATCATCAGATATTCTTGCCGCGACTTGTTTGTACATGGGCGTGCCAGGCTTGACATACACCTCGACCATGTCCACTGCACTGTCATTGTAATTGACAGTGATACCACCATCAGCACTCACTCCTGGTGTGTATTTTCCTTTCATGGCGATCAAATTAGCGATCTCATCTGCTGAAACTTTAGCGTAATCATACATGGAGAAATCCTGCTCTAAGCTCATTTTGATCCATGGAGCACTAGCTGCATTCGCAACAGCATTCGCAGCCCGGACCGGATTGCTAACTGCCATGGCTGCCGCACCTCCAAACAAGGTTCTCAAGAACGTTCTTCTGTTCTCTAGTAACGTTTGTTGTTCAGTATAGTATTGCTTGAACGGTTTCATTAGAATTATTTAAGTTAGTCACATTGAAGATCCAAGAAACCTTTTCTGAGTAGGAACAAGAGGCTCAATACTACCGTCATGCTTTTTTTTCTTTTTCTTCTTTTGTTTCTTCTTGCCACCTTTAGTAATTCTAGCGTCTCCTGGTGCATAAAAATCTGTGTTACCAAAGTCTCCGCCATGACCCATACTTGCTGTGTCTCCGAACACTCCACCAGCTCCAGCTGCCATGTCTTCAAGTAATTTGGTATAGAATATTTTCTCGAATGATTTCATTGTTGACTTATATGGTAAAATATATTATAATTGTACTTATGCTTTTGATATGGAACAGCTAGAACAATATATAAAAGAAATGGGTGATGATGTTGACCTTGATGAGTTTAATCTCAAAGATGTGCAGCTAAAATTACCAGCCTTGAAGCACAAGTGGGTGGGAAGACTGATCAGAGCCAAAGGATCACAGTCAGCTATCCAGGATCGCAAGGACAATGTCATAATGGAGATAGCCAAAGAGGTGATAGCTACTGCTACATACCAAGTCACATTACCAACTGCAATGAAAGCTGCAGAGAAGCATGCTAGAGTCAAGAAGATCAACGAGGAGATGAAGGAGAACAGACTGATAATCGACTTTTTAGAGAAAGGAGAGAAGATATTCACTGGAATGTCGTTCGATATCAAAAACATAACAGAGATTATGAAGCTTGAGACATTATAATGAGCAAGTTTAACGTAAATTTTACATATGACACCGGTCGCAAGCAAGCTATCATGACCGGGGATCACTTCGAAGAGGTGAGGGAACATTTTTCTGTGGCTAATGATGCGGCAAAGTTCGCTAGATATAAAAATCGTTTCGCTCCTAGTAGAAAATATCTAATAACACCACAAGGCAGGTTCGATCCTGGCTTGTACTTCGAGATTCGTAAGTTTTTAAAGGATAACACAGAGGATACCAAGCTCACTGTAGATGATCTGTTACGCCCGGTCATTAACCCATCATTTAATACAGCTTATAACACAGAGAGACCTAAGCTATCACTGGAATTACGTGATTATCAGAAGGAGATCGTAGATGTATGTTTAAAGTTAGGTAGAGGTGTAACAGTATTGGCGACTGCTGGTGGTAAAACATTAACGATCGCTAGTTTGATACAGAGCATATACAATCAACAAAAGACTATCAAGTGTTTGATAATCGTACCTGATTTAGGTCTAGTCAATCAGACATATTCTGACTTTAGAGAGTATAGTACATCGTTTTTATACTCAAAGTGGACCGGAAATGATCAATTGAGCATGGGTAGCAATGTTATCATTGCCAATATGGGTATATTGCAAAGCAGCAAGTCAGATGTGTCGTGGATTGAGGATATAGACCTGCTGATTATTGATGAGGTACACAAATTGCGTACTGGTAACAAGATAAACAAGCTGATAAAGAAGATCAGAACCCCTCACAAGTTTGGATTCACCGGCACCATGCCTGAAGCTCAAGTAGATCAATGGAATATAATAGGAAAGATTGGTCCTGTGTTGTATGAGAAGAACAGTTACCAGTTGAGACAGGATGACTTCGTTGCTGAAGCTGTGGTTCAAGTGATAAAGTTAGATTACAGGGACAAACCACAGGCATTCCCGGGTGATCGGTATGATCCTGGTGCTAAATTCCGTAGAGAGTATGATTTTCTTGCGAAGAACACTTTTCGTAATGGTATTATCAGTAAGCTCAGTAATAAATTTGATAACAACTGCCTGATAATGGTAGATTACATTGAGCATGGTGAGCAATTGTTCGGTGCACTGAAGGCCGCTTGTCCAGACAAACAGGTGTTCTTCATCAGAGGTGATGTGGCAGTGGAGGAGCGTGACAGAGTGAAGAAATTGATGGAGGACACAAGTAATGTTGTGTGTGTCGCTATCTCCAAGATATTTAGTACCGGTATCAATATCAAAAATTTACATTATATCGTTTTTGCAGGTGGAGGCAAAGCTAAAGTGAAGATAGTACAGAGTATTGGTAGAGGTCTTCGCTTGCATAAGGATAAAAAAGGTGTTATAATTATAGATATAGCGGATATGTTATATTATAGCCACAAACACTATAAAAAACGTCTAAACTTATACAAATCAGAGAAAATTAAATATGGCATCAAAATCATCAAAGAATAACACGGGTGCTCCCAAGAAGCCTCGAAAACCTCGCGTGGCCAAAGAGAAAAAGCCTCATTACGTAAATGCAAAAGAATTTACTGCAGATATTGTGACGTATTATGACAGTGGGACCGATGAGATAGGTAACAAACTAGGTGAAAGTATATTTAAAATTGCTACAGGCCTGAGTTATGCACCAAACTTCATAAACTACTCATATAAGGACGACATGATCGGTGATGCTATTGTTAAAATGTTCTCAGCATTACAAAGCAAGAAATTTAACCTTGAGACTGGTAACAATCCATTCTCATACTTTACAACAATCGCATTCCATGCGTTTATCAACAGAATAAAGAAAGAAAAGAAGCAACGTCAAGTAGTATCTGATTATCAAGAGATGGTTTATGAAGAGTTAGCGAGTGAGTATCAAATGAATACCAGTAGCTCCGAGCACTCTGGGGATGAAATATAAGTTTAATCAAAGAAAAGTCTGTTGTGTGTCTGATATCCATATCGGAGTGCATCAAAACTCAGCAATGTGGCATGACACTACTCTCAAGTGGGCAACATGGCTAAAAAAAGAGTTAACTGCTAAAGGCGTAACAGATATAATAATTCCTGGAGATCTATTTCACTATCGTGATGAGATAGCAGTAAATACTATTCATGTTGTTACAGAAGTGCTGAATATATGGAAATCATTCAATATTCTCATATTGGTCGGCAATCATGATGCATATTACAAGGATAAATCAGATGTTAATTCATTATCTATAATAAGCGGATGGGAAAACATAACTGTCATATCAGAACCTACTCAGATAGAGTGTTTTAACCGTAAGTTCATGATATGTCCTTGGGGAACAACAGTCAAAGAGATGAAAAAGAGTGATATTATCTTCGGTCATTTCGAGATTCAGTCATTTAAGTTCAACCAACACAAGATATGTGAGGAAGGTATCAATAGTAGTGAGCTGTTAAAGAAGTCACCATTGGTGATCACTGGTCATTTCCACTTGAGAGAGGAGAGAAAGTATAAGAAAGGTACGATATTGTATGTAGGTAACCCTTTTCAAATGGATTTTGGTGATGTGTACAGTTCTAAGGGATATTACATACTGGATCTAGTGACTAGTGACTACACTTTCCATGAAAACAACATATCACCAACACATCAGAAGGTAAAATTGTCTGAACTCGTGGAAGCAGAGACTATAAACAAGCAAGTACGTGAAACATTCCGTAATAATATAGTCAAGTTGATAGTCGACATGAATGTCGCTTCAGATGACATGGACATATTGCTCAAGAAGTTCCTAGAACTAGATGCAAAAAGTATAACTGTTGATTATGATGTTAACTTCGACAAGTTCGGATTAGATGAAGATCAAGAAACTGACCTGTCAGGTGTCGACATACCGGTAGCTATAGAAGAATTCGTCAATTTATTAGAAGATGTACCTAACAAACAAGAGATAATAGAGTATACAGTAGAGTTATACAACAAGTGTAGATGAAATACGTAAATTTTAACAAAGTCATAATCAGAAACTTCCTCTCTGTAGGTGAGGAACCTGTACAAGTTGAGTTCAACACCGGACTCAATATTATAACCGGTAACAATAAAGATAAAGTAGACAGAAGAAACGGAGTAGGTAAGTCTACAATAGCAGATTCAGTTTACTTCGCGATCTTCGGTACAACTTTAAGAGAACTAAAGAAGGATCATATCATCAACAATGTAACACAACGTGATTGTGTCGTTGAGTTGTTTTTCACAGTAAATGTTGACGGGAAAAGTTCAGAGTATCATATAATACGCCAACTAGCACCAAGTAAGTGTAAGTTATACAAGGATGATGAGGATATAACACGTGATTCAATAGCTAACACTACTGAATATGTATGTAAATTGTTGAATACCACACCGGATGTGTTTCAAAACTGTGTGATCATGACAATAAACAACGCGACTCCATTCATGGCTAAGAAAAAGTTAGAGAAGCGTAAGTTTATTGAAGGTATATTCAATCTACAAGTGTTCAGTGACATGCTAGTTAATGTTAGACAGGATTTTAATAAAGTGAATCGTGAGCTTGATATAGAATGTGCGAAATATGAAGAGATATCAAACAATCTAGCAGCATACACAGAGCAACAACAGAATGCAGCTAATATAAAGCTCCGATCAATGAATAAGTTCAAAGCAAGACTAGAAACCAACAAGAAAGAGTTAGAGTCATTAGAGTTAGAGAAAGAGAAAGTTGATAAGATTGACATGGAGAAGTATCAGTCGAATATATCCAAGCTGAGCGAGGTCATACCTACTGTTGATCAAGGTATACAAGAGATAATAACTAAAAAGAGTGAGTATCAAACTCTCATAGACGTAAACAAATCAAAACACAACAAGATTGGTACTGATAAGGACACTTGCCCGGTTTGCTTGAGCACTCTAGATGATAATCACAAACACTTCATCCATGAAGAGAAGGAAAAGCTAGTTGAGTTGATATCCAAACTGAAAAAGAAAGCTACCGCTCTAGAAAGTAAGTTAACCGAGAAACAGACACTCAGATCAGAGTTACGTGCTAAGAAAACACAACAGAAAGACAAATTGAGTGATGCAAAGCTTCAAATACAAAACTTAGCGAACATAAGACAGAGAATTGAACAACTAACCTCACTAAATGATGATATAGTTGATGATATAGAGTCTCTAGACAAACAAGATGAAGGATTCGATCAAATAATGAAGGAGTCAGAAGCTAGATTAGAGAAAACTCAAACCGGCATCAACACGATCAAGAAGGACCTCGCTAAGTTAGATATAATAAAATTTATTGTATCTGAAGAAGGTGTCAAATCATATATTGTCAAGAAAATACTACAACTATTCAACTCAAAGCTAGCACACTACCTAAAGAAGATGGATAGCAATTGTATATGTATATTCAATGAGTATTTTGAAGAAGAGATTGTTGATGAAAAAGGAAAGTTATGTTCATACTTCAATTTTAGTGGAGCGGAAAGAAAGAATATAGATCTGGCATGCCTGTTCGCTTTTATGGACATAAGACGCGTTCAAGGTGATGTAGCATTCAACTTTAGCATGTATGATGAGTTGTTTGATAGTAGTCTCGATGAACGTGGAGTTGAGTTAGTGATTGACATACTAAAGGAGAGAATAGAACATCATAACGAGTGTGTGATGGTCATAAGTCACCGCAAGGAGAGTACAAAACTAGCAACTGGTGAGATAATCTTCTTGGAGAAGCAAAACGGTGTGACAACACGAGTGGCCACTCCAGAAACCGACCTTAAATAATAATATAGTAAAATGCAAAACTTAATACAAGGATCAATAATGGGTTCAGTGATTGGATCACGCCCAAACCCAAGTCAGTCACTACCAACTACTCTCAAACACACCGCGAAGAAACCAGTCGCAAATAAAATTACACCAAACAGTAAACCTCGTGAGGTAGATATGGTGCGTGGGTTGAATTACTATGCAGATTTTAGTGGTTGTGGTTTCTGGCGTATGATCTGGCCGGAGCATACATTAAATGCATACCAAAAAGCAATCATTCACGGTAGTACTGTGATGGTTAGTGATGAGAAGTACTATACAAACGTCAAAACAGTTCGTATACAGCGACAAGCAACACCTCATCAGCTTAAATTCGTTAAATATCTGAAAGGATTAGGTGAAAAGTTAGGATTCAAGGTGGCGTATGAGATTGATGATATTGTCTTTCATGATGACATACCTGAGTATAATAAATTCAGAGGAGCTTTTGCAGATGATGCTATAAGACAAGCAACAACTGAGATGATGCAGATGAGTGACGAGATGACAGTCACTTGTGAGTATATGAAGAATTATTACATGGACAAAACCGGTAATAAGAACATAACTGTCATACCTAACTATCCTCCACGTTATTGGTTAGATCAATATGATGAATTGTCAGTTGAGCAGAATTTTAGCAAGAGAAAAAAGAAACCTAGAGTGTTATACGCTGGTAGTGGTGCACATTTTGATGTAGACAATTTAGTAAACCAGCAGGATGACTTCGGACATGTAGTTGAAGCTGTAAAAAAATCAGTAAACAAGTATCAATGGATATTTATAGGTGCATTTCCAATGAAATTGAGAGATTTGGTCAAGGCCGGAAAGATTGAGTATCATCCTTGGGTTAACTTGTATGATTATCCTAGACTAGTTAAGAAGGTACGCGCTAATGTAATGGTTGCACCATTAGTTGACAATGTATTCAATAGAGCCAAGAGTGATCTGAAGTTTATTGAAGGTTGTGCGTTTGGAGCTCCTGCTATATGTCAAGATATGTGTACATATGAGAACGCATACAAGAAATTCAACAATGGTAGTGAGATGATTGATCAAATAGATAGTGTGATGTCAGATAAGACTGATTATATGAAATTAGTACGTAAAGGCAGACAGTATATCGAGACTAGATGGTTAGAACATCCTGATAATATAGGTAAGTATACTGAGTTGTATACTTTACCATACGGTCACCCGGATCGTAAGCTCTTAAACAAGCTAAATGGTATCTAATATAAACTTGAGGTTGATCTTGGTTGAGTTGGATAACTTCAATTGTTTAACCTGCTGTTTGGTGACCCATGTGTAGTCAGTGTGTTCATCTGACAGGTCAACTTTGTTGTTCCTAGGCATGGCAGCATATAACTTAAAGCCTTTAGTTGCGACTATTGCTTTTAGCTTAGAGATTCGAATACCTGTCTCTTCCATGACTTCTCTCTTGGCACCTGCGCGGTATTTCTCACCTACATGTAAGTGACCACCTGGTAGTTCCCACTCTCCGGAGTCTTTCTGTAGGAATAGTACTGTTTTACCTCTTTTAATAATAACCTTTGCTATCTTGTCTGAATCTCTAATCACATCATTACTTAGTTGAGCTTTACATCAAAATACACTATAATATAAATATGTACCGCAATGTTTGTTATAATCCTAGAGATGAAACTGTAACGCTATTCACATGGGATAAGGAAGGTAAGAGGATCATGACGGATGTTAGCTTCAACCCCTATCTATACGTGGAGACGACGCTTAAAAGTGATGCTACGAGTATATTCGAGACACCTTTACGTAAGAGAGTGTTTAGAGACAGTAGAACTCGTAATAACTTCATAAAAGAGTTAGGATCTAATAGAGTATTCGAAAATATCAGACCAGAGCAACAGTTTCTAATAGACACATATAGCAAAGAGAACGAGAACTTAGAGTTTACACAACATCCATTGAGAATATTCTATATTGATATAGAGGTGTATTGTCCTGACTTCTTTCCCACCCCAGAAGAAGCATCTCAACCAATCAACGTTGTTACTATATATGATTCACTAGATAACAAATTTTACACATGGGGAACGAAGAAATTACAGAAAAAGATAGACAATTGTGAGTATGTATACTGTGAGACTGAAGCGATCCTACTGAGATGCATGTTAAACTACATACATAACGCTAGCCCGGATATCATCTCCGGATGGAACAGTGAAGGTTTCGATATGCCTTATATTATCAATAGAACTGCAAATGTTCTTGATGAATCTGATGCTAAACAACTTTCACCAGTGAATAACATATATAGTCGCATGGTGACCGGTGCTTTCGGTAGAGAGCAACAGAGATGGTATATAACTGGTGTGTCGTGTATCGATTATCTTGATATATACAAGAAATTCAGTGTTGGTCTACGTGAGAGTTATAAACTAGATGCAATAGCTGAAAGAGAGTTAGGAGAGCGCAAGGTAGACTATGGTAATACCAACTTATCAGCATTAGCTGATGATGATTGGCAGACATTCGTTGAGTATAATGTACAAGACGTTAATCTACTCGTGAAAATGGAGGATAAATTACGATATCTAGAGTTATTACGCATGTTAGCATATACTGGACTGACTAATATAGAGTCTGCCATGGGTACATTGAGCGTTATCACTGGAGCCACTATAATTAAGGCTAGAAGCAAGGGATTAGTCGTACCTACCTTCATAAAGGACCATACAAACGCGGCTAAGTATGAGGGTGCTTATGTAGGTGAACCTCAACGAGGGTTTCAGCATGATGTTGTTAGTTTTGATGCAAATAGTCTATATCCCAACACAATGATATCACTAAACTTGAGTCCAGAGACTAAAGTAGGTAAGATTACTCATAAAGATGAAGAGCATGTACATATCACCCATGTATCAGGCAAATCATTCACATTAACACATGATAAGTTCTTAGAATTCATTAAAAAGGACAACATAGCAATAACCAGAGCTAAAATATTGTTTTCACAGAACAAGAAAGGCATCATGCCGGAGATTGTCGATGGCATATATCAACAGAGAGTAGAGATAAAGAAAGAACTACAAGTACTCAAGGTGAAACTGTCTAAGATGGATAAAACTGACAAGGATTACGCAGCTATCAAGAAGAAAGCTGATCAATTCGACATAAAGCAGTTCACATTAAAGATTTTGATCAACACTGTATATGGATATTTTGGTAACAAACATGCTCCTATTGGTGATCCTGATATAGCACGTAGTATCACATTAACCGGTCAAGCTGTCATCAAGAAATCGAACGATATTCTACGTGAATACATTGACGACCATGGTGAATCTGGTTTAGATCCGATCATCTATAATGACACAGATAGTTCTTATATATCCATCAATCGCCTGATGAAAAAGATAGACAAACCGTTTCATACCGATTTTAAAATATCAAAACACGCATACGAACAAGCAGACAAGCTCGAGAATCACTTAAATACAGAGATAACCAAGTGGAGTGGAACCTCTCTCAACAGTAAAGACAGTAGATTCGTGTTTAAGAGGGAATGTATGAGTGATGTTGGTATATTCTTGCAGAAGAAACGATATGTGATGCGAGTGTTAGATGATGAAGGTATACCTGTCAATAAATTCAAGTATACTGGTGTGGAGGTTGTTAGAAGCACCATGCCAGCACCAATCAAACCATATGTCAAGCAGATAGTTGAGACAATGATGGATACAGAGTCTAGAAGCACAACGAACGATGTGTTTTTAGAGGCTTACGAGATATTCAAGAAACTACCAGTAGAGGACTACTCATTTGCCATGGGTATATCCGACTACGAGAAGTACTCCACGAGATGCAATGGATTTGTGACATGCAAAGGAATGCCAGCTCACGTGAAAGCAGCATATCATTATAATATGTTGTTAGAGAAGTTGGATCTGAGTGGAAAGTACGAGACAATCGAGACTGGAGACAAGGTTAGGTATTTTTATGTCAATCAACCCAACAAGTATGGCATACAGGCAATAGCCTACAAGTACTATTATCCAGATGAGTTCAAAGCTATATTCGAACCAGACATTGAGAAGATGTTTGAGAAGTTGATCTTCAGTATGATTGAGAGATTTTATGAAGCTGTCAATTGGCGCTTGAGCAAACCATCAAATCAAGTACAAACAGATCTGTTCGATTTATTAGGTGTATGAAGTTCTTCGATAACAAGAAAGCATGGATAGAAGCCATCACAGACACAGCGATAGGTACAGTTATAAACTTCCCATTGAACCTAGCAGTACTATATTTTGCGTTTAACTCAAAAATGTCTGTGTTCAACACCGCTGTACTCACATGGGTTGTGTTCACAGCAATAGCTATCATCAGAAAGTATATAATTCGTATATACTTCAAGAAAAAAGCCGTTGATTAACACACTCAAAGTTCATATAATAAGAGTATGAGTAATATTAAAGCATTTGTAGATAGTGTAGGTCGTGTTATCGTGGGAGAGCACGTTGAAACAGTAGAGAAAATCATGTCGATTAAGGAACCAGCGGTTGTTAATGTACAAGTCAATCAAGAGAATGGTCAGATATCAGTTCAACTGTTACCCTTTATTTTCCGTGAGTTTGTCAAAGCTGAAACACGTGAATCTGGCGTTATCTGGAAGTTCAATACAGACAACACTGTGACTAGTGATAATATTGAACTAGATGATCCAATCATTCAGCAATACAAGAACATTTTTAATAAACCAGTAGCAGCTCCTGAAAAAACCGAACCTGAAGTTGTGAAACTATTTGATGAGTAAACTAGACAAGGATATTCTCAAAGTTTTTGATAAACTTGAGAAACTCAACCCAGAAGCAAAATTTCTATCAGAAAGCGCGCTCAGCAATGTGACTGACCACGTAGATACCGGTTGTATGGCATTAAATGCTATTATCTCCGGTAGTCTTTATGGTGGTGTGCCTATGGGCAGAATAACTGGGTTCAGTGGACCGAGTGCAGCTGGTAAGACTTACATTATCAACAAGATATTAGCGAATGCGCAAAAGAAAGGCATGGTACCTGTTATATTTGATACAGAAGCAGCTGTAGATGCTAGTAGTACCACTGGAGTTGGTTTAGATAATGATCAAGTCAAGTATGTACCGGTACAAACAGTTGAAGATTGCAGGAATCAAATATCAGCCTTCCTGGATAGTGTTATCGAGTCAAAAATGCGTGATAAATTCATCATCAGTATTGATAGTCTTGGTAATTTAGCAAGTCAAAAGGAAGTAGATGACGCTGAAAAAGGTAAATCAGCTACTGACATGGGTACCAGAGCAAAAGGTCTCAAGAGCATGATGAGATTGTTAACATTCAAAGCTGCGCAAGCCGGTGTTACTATATTGTTCAGTAATCATACATATGATGATCCAAGTGCGATGTTTCCAACTCTAGTTAAAGCTCAAAGTGGAGGCAAAGGCCCTGTGTATCTTGCGAGCGTGTTAGTACAACTAGCTAAAAGAGATGAAAAGCATGATGCCAGCAGAGGAGAAGAATCAGATGAGTTGTTACCTGAAGCTAACAAGGTTAGTGGTACCACGTTACGTGCATTGACTGTGAAGAATCGATTTGTACCACCATTTTTAGAATGTGAAGCATATTTAAACTTCAAGAAGGGTCTAGACTTGTATAGTGGTCTTAGAGAGATGGCAGTCAATCATGGTGTGATTGAGCAGACTGGTAGTACATTTATATTACCTAGTGGAAAAGACGGTGTACCTGGTAAGAAATTAGGGTATTACAAGAACTGGAAGAGTGATACTGATCTATGGGATACGCATATCCTACCTAATCTCGAGAAACAACTCAAAAAGCAATACAGTTACAGTGTTGATGATGTGGTTGTAGATGAGACTAAAAAGTCTACTAAGACTGTAAAGATATCAGCTTAACCTTTGCCGGTGTTCGAACCCCACACCTCTCTAGGTGTAGTCCCACCTGGCAGAAATGATCCTAATTTCTTAAAGAACCCTGGTTTGTTTTCTGGGTCAATCATTTCGATTTTCTTTCCGGTTACAGGATCAATTTGACCTACTCCAGCTTCAGCTTCAGCAGCTGATTTTGCGGTAGGTTCTTGGTAATCTACTCCTGGTGTTTCGCCGTTAGCATCTTGAGCATTGAACGCAGCAGCTTCTTCATCCGACATGTCCATGTTACTCTCACCAGTTTCAGGATTAAAACCACCACTAGTACCGGCGATCTCTGGTGTTTCCATATCATATTGACCACCAGCACTATAGTCTTCTGGATTACCTCCATAATCTGAAGTCTGGTCCATCGGCTCAGCACTTGGCTCAACGTATGGTTCAGCAGCTGCACTAGGCACTTGACCGTCTGCAGCAGCATTAGCAGCTCCACCCATCACACTACCAACTGCATCTCCAGCCATACCGGCAGCAATTCCAACCGCTCCACCTTTCATTGAATCTGCACCAGCTTGATTAGCTGCCCCTTTAAATTTATCCATCATACCACCCTCAGTACCCTTTGCACCTTTTATAGCACCTCTAACACCACCCATAAGAGCACCGGTTAGATATCTAGTAGCCGGTATGGCAAAAGGACCTCCACCTGCGATTAACGCTGCAGCAATACCCATGGCAGCAAGACCACCAATTGCACCCTTGTTAGCCTTAACAAAATTCCAAACCTTACCTAAAATTCCTGGTGCCTTAGCTCCGTCCGCTGGTGTTGGAGCACCACCTGCTGGTGTTGCACCGTCTGCTACCGGCTTCTCAGCTGGCATTGACGCACCCCCTGCACCTACTGTTGGTGCTGCTGGTCCTGGTGTACCTTCTGGCTTTGCTGCTGGAGCCTCTGGTGTACTGGTTGCTGGAGCCTCTGGTGTACTGGTTGCTGGAGCCTCTGCTGGAGCCTCTGGTGTACCGGTTGCTGGAGCCTCTGCTGGAGCCTCTGCTGGAGTCTCTGCTGTTCGCCCCTCTCGATCCAGTCCGCTTACCATCTGCTCAATACTCTTGAACCTACCATCTGTCGCCATCTTTGGATTAGCTTTTAAGAATTGCTTTATGTTACTCTTTAGTACACTAACGTCCTTCCGAACACTACCAGTATAACCGCCTCCGGCTGCCGGAGCCGCCGCTGGAGCTTCTGCTGTTGGTGCATCTGCTGGTGCGTACTGAACACCTGATTGGTTACCGGCTGCAAACCTTCCGTCAGCACCTCTCACGTCTTTCTCAATGACGAGATTAGGCATCCATGGACAATCTTTCGGTTGTGTGTTTTTCTTTAGAGACTCAAACAGGACATTCGCGGCTTCGAATTTCCGTCTCTCTTGAATGATTTGAGATTTTGATTCTGAAATGATTCCTTGATCAACCAAAGTCTCACAAATCATTTTGTTCATATTAAATTGATACAAGTACGACTCAGCCTGTGGAGCGGCAGCCGCTTCCGGATCTGCCGGATCCGCTACACCACCTGCAGCTGCATCTGGTTGACCTTCAATTTGCTTCATGATACTTTGATCACCACTTGCCTGTAAAATTGCTCCAATATCTCCACCACCTTGAGCAGCTTGTTGAAGTTCTGGTAACTTCTCAGCAGATGCTGGGTCTTTCTGAATAGCTGCAGCCAACATATCCATCAAAGGCTTCATGATCTTATCAGCAGCAAAATCCTTCACCTTACCGGCAGCAGCACCAGCAGCACCTTTAACCTTATCCCAAATACCTTCTCTGATTAGAAATTCTTCGATATACTTGAGATCGTTCTCTAACAATTCACTGTATCTACTATTCTGCTTGGAGATCTTGTGGTTTGTGCGGTTTTGAAAACTCTCCCAGATTAAATCATTGTCATTAGTATTGTACTTTCTGCTGCTCATAACATTACTTATATTAAGTTGCCTTCATTTTATATAGTTCATATAATAAAAACTATGGATAAATGTATTGTACCGTTAAGCGGTGGTTTAGACTCCACAGTGATATACCATCTCGCTAGATCAAAAGGATATGAAATTCAGGCCGTTGGGTATGATTATGGACAGAAACACAGAGACAAAGAATTGGTTTGCGCACAAAATACAATACACAGAACCAAACAAGAAAACCTCAAGATACTAGATCTAAAGTTCTTCAAAGACATTGTGACAACTAGTGCTCTGACTAATGATGATATTGATGTAGCAAAAGCGAGAGATGTGTTAGGAGACCCACAAACTGTCAATTATGTACCTAACAGAAACATGATGATGTTGTCTATATGCACAGCATATGCAGAATCAATTGGCGCTAGTACCGTGTTCCATGGATCTGCTCTGGTTGACAGTCAAGCAGGATTCTGGGACGGTAGCAAAGAGTTTCTAGAAGCGATCAACAACGTAAACCAATTGAACAGACGCGATCGAGTCACAATAGAAGCGCCTCTGATTGACAAGAGCAAAGCTGAGATCATCAGAATGGGTGTCGAGCTAGGAGTAGACTTCTCTAATACATGGACTTGTTATGAAGGTAAAGACGAGGCATGTGGGGAGTGCACGGCATGTAGTTCACGTATTCAAGGATTTTTAGAAGCTGGTTATATTGACCCAATACCATACAGCAGAGAAATACCATGGAAGTCACACAATTGTGTTGCGATAAACAGTTAGCTCAGCTATAATATAACTATGTGCGGTATTTTCGGTTCAACAATATTTAAAAATTATGAGAAATTATACATTGCTAATCGCGAGAGAGGTAATTTCTCGTATGGTAGCTTATACACAACAAGAGGCCGGGAGATTTACATCCGAAAAGATCCGAATGTGGTGGATCTTACCGGTGATTACGCTTTCTCAGGTGATTACAATCAATTTTTAGGTCACACACAAGCTCCTACATCGTCCAATCGCGAGTTCAGCCCTGTAACAAGCCATCCATTTGAAGACTTCTATTATATAGTGGCTCATAACGGTGTCTTGCAGAATGACAGACAATTAGTAGAGGAGTTGATGCCAGATCATTACAATTCAGTAGACAGCTCAGTGATACCAGCTTTAATATCATTAGTATTTGAGTTTAGCGAGGAATTCTTAGGTGAGGAGTTAGATGAAGGCAAGAGAACAGCTGAGATTGTGGCTTTAGAAAAGGCTTGTAATCAATTGCAAGGAACCTTCGCATGCTGGATATACAGCAAGCTGACCGGATGTACATTCCTGGTGAGAAGCGGCAGCACGTTGTTTGGTAATACTGACACCGGTGAGTTTAGTTCCATCAAAGTGCCTGGTGTTGTCGAAGAAGAACTCAGAGAAGGTGTCATATATTGCTCAACTACGGAAGGATTAGCGACATGCGGAGAATTCCAATCAAACAGCCCATTTTTCCTATGAACGAAATGAGAAAGATATTAGTAGTCACTTGCTCCAAGGGTGACGGAAGAGATTCAATGTTAGCGAAATCTCTCAATGAATTAAAAAACGATGTGACTGTTGTTATCAATGCTAACAACAAGTCTGGTTTGTCACAAGCATACAACAGACAGTTAACAGCAGAAAATCTAATCAAACATGATATTGTGTTGTTTGTGCATGATGATGTGTTTATCGATGACCTGAAATTGAAAGGTAAGTTGTATACTGCGATGAATCAGATGAAGTACGATATTGTAGGACTAGCTGGTTCTAGCAAAGTTAAAATCAAACAACCATGCTTGTGGCACGTCATGAGTGAACGTGAAGACATGTCAGGCGCGGTGTCACATCCAATCAATGATAGTAGTCAGTTAGGAGTGACTAGCTTCGGTCCATGGCCTAAAAGATGTCTTGTGATTGATGGATTGTTCATGGCTGTAAATCTGAAGAATGTATTGCAGGCTGGATGGAAATTTAATGAGTCGTTCAAATTTCATCATTACGATCTCTCGAGTTGTTTAGATGCGAACAAATTGAAACTCAAAATAGGAACATATCCTATTCATGTCACTCATGCGAGCCCAGGCTTGAGAGACATCAACGATAAAACATTTCAAGAGTCACAACAAATATTTTACAATCAATACAAGAATGAATAAAAATTCACTAGATGGAGACTTCTATGAGGTCGTTATAGCTTACAATATGCTAACAGATGAAGCATATCTGTCAAGTATAGTTGATCACTTAGATGGTAAGTTCTTTAGCAATAAAGATATCAAGAACGTGGTACAGATTGTCACAGACTTCTACGAGAAGAGAAGTGTGTCTCCTACGTTAACTGAAATCAAAGGATATCTGACAACACCAGAATTAAAAAATAGCTTCAAGAGTGTAGCAGCATTATTCGAAGGATTTGACAGACATTTCAACAAGGATGAACTTTACGAGAACACAGAAAAATTTCTCAAAGAGAAAGCAGTGTTCAACACATTATTAGAAGTGGCTGATTCAGCTGGCGATCAAGATGTAGATACTAGTAGTATATTAACTAAATTTGAGAAAGCTTGTAACATAACATTAGCTACAGACATAGGTTTAGATTACTTCAATGACATAGAACAACACATAACAGATTTGAACACCAAAGATGATACTATAGCATGCGGCTGGCCTTGGTTAGACAAGAAGTTAGATGGTGGTTTCTTGGAACATGGTAGAGCATTGTATGTGTTCGCCGGTGAGACTAATATTGGTAAGAGTATATTCTTAGGTAACATCGCCAAGAACATTGCTGATCAAGGCAAGACTGTATTACTAATAAGTCTCGAGATGAGTGAGCTAGTGTATGCTAAAAGAATAACCACAAACTTGACTCAGATACCAATTCGAGCATTACATCGACGTACTGATGATATTGAAGATTCAGTCAATCAATACAAACAGAATAACAAGAGAGCTCAAATAATAGTAAAAGAGTTCCCTCCTAGCACAGTGAGTTGCAGACACATCAAAGGTTATATCAAGAAACTTATCGACAGAGGAGTCAAATTAGACGCGATCGTGATCGATTACGTCAACTTGCTCAAGAGTGACATAGGAACCAACTCTTATGAACGTATAAAGTACGCGACTGAAGAACTAAGAGCATTATCATATGTATATGAATGTCCTATCATCACCGCGACACAGTTAAACAGAGCTGGTTACAATGAAGTCAATCCTGGACTTGATACTGTTGGTGAGAGTTATGGTTTAGCAGCAACTGCAGATGCGATATTCAGTATATGGAGAGAAGAAGAGGATATTGAGATGGGTGTGATCAAATTAGGTGTGATGAAAAATCGATTTGGTGAGAATTACGGTAGTATCGCTATGGAGATTGACTATGATACGTTGACTCTCAAGGAAGCTAGCGTGCAGTTACAAAACATTGACATGACTGACACTATCCAATCTCTAGACGATCTGTCTATCTAGTTGCAACCGTGAGCACCACTAATAAATATACAATAGACGTGGTGAAAAAATGTATTATATTTTCAGATTGTGATTTAGATGGAATAGGTTCATACTTAGTGTTCCGGTGGTTTACTGGTATGAAGAATGTAGAGCATGAAATATGTTCTCAGTCTAATTTTCGTAAAACGTTCTCAGCGTGGTCGATGAAGAACAAAATCGAGGATTACGACAAGGTTTACATATTTGATCTAGACGTGAGTCAAAATAATCTAGACTTAGTTGATCATGAGAATGTATCGATAGTGGATCATCACGACACACACGTGCAGAATAAAGATAAGTACAAAAAAGCCACGACTATATTGTCTGAGTACACATCCTGCTGCAAGTTGTTGTATGATTTGCTGAGAAAGAAATACGAGAAGAGAACATTAACTGATTATCAGAAGTTATTGATATTGATGATTGATGATTATGATAGCTACAAATTACAGGTCAAGGGGTCATATGAGTTGAATGTGATTTTATGGAATTATGTAGGACAACGTGCAGAACAATTCACCAGAGACTTCGGAAACGGATTCAAAGGATTCAATCAATCACATTTAAACATGATCGCTTTGAACAAGAAAAAGGTTGCTCGAGTCATATCAGAATTGCAAGTATTTGAAGGAAAGCTGCCATTGAATGGTAAAAAATATAATTTATTCGCAACAATGGCTAGTGAGAGTCTGAATGAAGTGGCTCACCATGTTATAAACAGTTATGAATGTGACATAGTGATGGTAATGAATATGAATACTAAAAGAGTTAGTTTCAGAGTGAACAAAGAGAAATGCCCGGAAGTTGACTTAGGAAAATTAGCTAGCAGCATAGCAGAAGGTGGAGGCCATCCATATGCTTCCGGAGGTCAATTAACTGATAAGGTACTAACCTTAACGAAACTTTTATCCCCTGTAGTTACATGAGCGACATAATAAGCGGAATGATAGGAAATGGTGATCCTGTTAACAATACATATCAAGGTGAATATCTTCATCTATTTTTAGGTTTCTGTTCGTATGTTTGCATTGTTAAGAACAAGAAGATGAATCTACCTAATATATTTTTATGGTTGTTGAGAGAGAAGGAGTTGAGAGACACATTCAAGATGGTATGTGATGTCGATACAGATTATGATGTACTCAAATGCTTTCTTAAACATGATCCTACATTGTATAGATCTAAGTATATCAGAAACTACATCCAAGCGAATCCAGATTTAAATTTAAAATTTTAGCTTTGACCTCACTAGAGAAGAGAATTTATAACACGTGGTTAGCTACCGTTCGCTCTAAAAACGGTAAACCGTTCAAGTTAAGGCAAAAATGGGATGACTTCGAAGCCAAGCCAGAGTACGGACACGTGAGAAAATTAGCCAAACTATTCATGAAATTCGATAATATAAATATCGATGAATTCTTCACTGCTCCATTCAAGGTATATCCAGAGCCGTATGAGTATGATATAAGATTCTACAACACGATGAAAGCGTTAACATGTTACAGAATATACAAAAAGAAATCCAACTCAATGACCACAAAAGAGTTTATGGATAGTCTGAAAACAAAGAAATAATTTTAAAAGTTGCATATAGTTCTATGAGATCATATAATAACTATACAACTAATAACTAAAACAAATAATATATGAGTACATTTACAAAATCTATGTTCGCTAGCATCAAAGATGCACTATCTAAAGAAGGGTCTTCAAACAAGACTGCTGATATCCTCAGAACCAAACCTGGTAACTCGTATGAAGTACGATTTCTTCCTGATATCGAGGACCCAGCCAATACATTTTATCATTACTACAGCCACGGTTGGACATCATATAGTACAGGTCAATATGTGACTGCAGTGAGCCCGACTACTTGGGGTGACAGAGATCCAATCGCAGAACATCGATTGAAAATATACCGTGGTGGTACAGCTGAAGAGAAAGCTAAATCTGAAGCAATTTATCGCCGGGAGAACTGGTTAGTTAATGTTTATGTTGTGAACGATCCTGCTGACCCAGAAAATAACGACACTGTCAAGATCTTGCGATTTGGTAAACAGCTTCATAAGATTATCATGGAAGGTATTACTGGTGAAGACTCAGATCAGTTTGGTGAGAAGATCTTCGACTTGTCTGACAAAGGATGTACGTTCAGGATCCGATGTGACAAGCAAGGTGACTTTCCTACTTACGTTTCAAGTAAGTTCTTGTTTCCTTCTGAAATACCAGGACTGGATGATTCTAGAATCAAAGAAATTTACGCTGGAGGTCATGACTTGAAAGAAACTTTCAGGACCAAAACATATGAAGAACTCAAAGCCATGCTTGACGAGCATTTTCATTGTGTTGATCCTAATGAAGTTGTAGCCACCCCAACTCCAGTAGCTGCTCCAGTTGCTAATACTGTTGAGGACGATGACGATGATGAGATTCCAATGGGTGATACTCCTTCTGCATCTGATACTGACGAAGATCCTTTGGAAGATGATAAAGTGAAAGAACTACTTGCCGGTCTAGACGATGCCTGAGAACAACGACCAACCAAATCCATATCAACAAGGCCGTGATCATGAGACTCCAATCCCTATGGACAGGGAAGATGTCTTGGCAGTCGCTGGTCTACTTGGTACCGTCAATGGTGCATTAGGGGAGATTGATAAAAGAAACCTAGGTGGTGTTCAAGCAAAACAAATGGACCCAAAGCTAGCCTTGCAGAAGATTGCTACAGCTAATGGTGCAGTGATCGATCAACCAACTAATCATCAACCACCTCAACACATTCCACAACAAGCATACTCAATACCACCTCCAGCACCAATTCCGAGTGCTGGAGTACCGGCTCATCAAAACAACACATATACAACTGAATTAGAGAAAAGGGTCAGAGCTCTAGAAGCTGTCGTTGAGAGTTACAAAAAAGTAGAGAAGTTTAAGAGAGGAATCAGTTATAGCATCAATACTGTCAAGATCAAAGGTGAGTTCAAGGACCCGTCGACTATTCTAGATATCATATCAACTGAAATCGCAAAGAACACGAAATCAATCACATTAAAATTAATAGATGCAACAACTCAATCTAAAAAACAAGAGTAGGTTTATCAATAACTTCCTGTCTCCCATAGGAAAGTTAACTGAAAACACAGTCATTAAAGTTCGTAAGAACGAGTACAATACATTGAGCTCATCAAACGATGGTACTCTGATTGTAAACTGCTCGATCGATCAAGATAACGAAGTCGATGAGACTATATTTCTGAACATCCCAGATATAAACAAACTTATAAAGGTATTGTCCTGTATTCCAGATGAAGATATATTTCTCAAGTTTAACAACAATAATATCGAGTATAAATCCGGTGCCGTAGGATTCAAGTATCATCTATTAGAAGATGGTATCATAGATCCACCATCCGTTGATATTAACAAGATCAAAAAGATTGACTTTCCATTCCGGTTTACTGTTAATGATAACTGCATCAATCAATTGGTGAAAGGTAGTACATTCACGACAGACACCAACAAGATTTATTTCTCTACTGAAGAAGGTAAAGTATTAGGTACACTGACTGATCATCAACGACATAATGTTGATAGTTACACTCAAGAAATCGCCAGCGAATACAAGGGTGATGATCTAGAGGCACCGTTAGCATTGAGTTTTGAAACCATTCGTATCATAAGTAGTATCCGGTTTGATTCTCTCAAAGTCAATGTGAATCCAACACTAAACGTGTTCTTATTTCAGATAGACACAGATAATACCAAGATTACAGTAGTATCCTCCGGGTATGTCGGATAATTGTTTATATATGAAGAACAAAGTACATACACTATCATACTTCAAAAAGAGGTTAAAGGATTGCGGATACATCGTGTGGGAGATCATGAATAAATATTCCATGGAAGATCCTAGAAAATGGACCGTCATGATCAACCCTAGTATCGAGTCTGTATTTATAACTTGTATAGTCAATAGAGAGCAATTAGGTGACATACCTGAATTTGAAGTAAATGACGGTGGATTGCGATTTCAAAAGAACTTGACACTCAAAACAAACAGCATGGAGGTGCTGATTAACCTGTTATCGAAAAAAGGCATTGTTGCGGACGATAGTCTGTACGCAAAACCGGTTGAATGATATGCACATGACAACTGAAGACGACGAAACACCTGAATCAAAAAAGCCAACCACTCGAAAGAAGAAGGTAGTGAATAAATCAAAGCCAGTCAAGCAAAAAGGTGATGATGAGTACAAGAGAAAAATACAAAAGGCTCTAGAAGCTAATCTGATTGAGTATGCTCAGAAAAAACGGTTATCTCAGAAACAGATAACAGTTATAAACTCCTTCATTGAGGAGCATTTAAGTTGTTTCGTGTTGTTAGGATACACATGTGCTGGAGAGCCAGTAACATTAGTAAATGCCCCTACAGTCAAGGATAGTGACTCATTAGGCACAGCGTTACAAAAATTCTTGATGAAGTATGTTGACCCTCCACCTCAACAACCACCATTGTATTAAGTAGATTCATGAAAGTATTAATCCTAGGAAAAGGATATGTCGGACAGAATATAGCTAAAGCCATGGGTACATGTTATGATGTGACTATATTGTCTAGAGCAGATCTAGATTACACAGACAGAAGCACGCTATTTAATCACATGTCGAAAGCTCAGTACGCATATGTTATCAACACATGCGGTTACACTGGGAGACCCAACGTAGACGCTTGTGAAGCCAACAGAGAGGATACTTGGTATTATAATGTGATCGTACCGGTTAATATACAGAAGGTCTGCAAGGATGTTGGTACTAAAATGATACATATTTCTAGTGGATGTATATATGATGGTTATGACAGGAGATACACTGAAGAAGATGAACCGGATTTCGGTCTATTGAGCACATCTAGTAGTTGGTACAGCAAGACCAAACATGCATGTGAGATGATGCTGAGAGACACCCCGGTATATATTCTCCGTATACGAATGCCATTTTGTGAGACTCCTAGTGAGCGTAACATCATAATGAAACTTCGTAAGTATGACAAGATAATCAACAAAGTCAACTCACTAACTAATATCGAAGATCTATGCGGTTTTTGTCTCTTGATGATGGCAGATATCAACGAGAATATAAGCAATTTAAAACCTGGAATTTACAATGTGGTGAACCCGCAGGAAATTAGCACTCAAGAAATAACAAAAATAATGGAACAGTATGGTATTGGAAACCCTAACTGGAAAACCATTGAATATGAAGAACTGAAAAAGATGACTGCTACTGGAAGATCGAATTGTGTGCTAGATGATAGTAAAGCGGCATCATACAACTTGAGATTACCCAACACATTTGACAGTCTTCATAGATGCATTAGAAACATCAGTGATCAATTACGCTAAAGAGTTATGGAAGCGTAAAATCGCCAAGAATGCTGATCCGTTGGAGCGTTCGATATTTGCGGTATCATCAGGTACATTTCGTGGAGAGTTCTGGGTATATATGCACAAGGATGAGAACAATATATATTGCTTGAGTTTACCTGACAACAAATACATCGAAGTACCACTAGACAAATGGGAAACCGGAATTACAAACAAAATAGTTGAGCATTTAGAGAAAATACCGTATAATGTATATGACATCTGTCGTGCACAATATAATGAAGCTAAAGCCAAAAACAATATTAATAGACTCAAGCAACCTACTCCACCGAGCAGTGTGGATAGGGGAAAACGTAAGAACTAACGTCAATCCAGCATACATATTTTTAACTAGTATTAAAAAGTATGTTGAGAAGTTTTCCTGTAGTAATGTATACTCAGTATGGGATAAAAAGCTTATATACCCATCCACTAACTTCCGGCGATCATCTAAAGTTGTTGAGTACAAAGGTACCAGAGACAAGAAGAAGAATGAAGCTGTGTTCAAGCATGAGGATCTAACGACACGCTTGTTAACCTCTTTAGGTGTCAAGAATATGTACCCAGGAGTGCTTGAAGCAGATGATGTGATATCCTGGATGTCTAAGAAGTCAGGCGAGCTGAAGGTGATTGTTAGTGTTGATCAAGATATGTTACAATTGATAGACGATAATAACGTTGTGTATAGCCCTATGAAGGATGTGTTGATCGATAAACTCAACTTTGAGTATCATACCGGTTGTCCTATAGATCAATTTCTTCGATACAAATCTATGATAGGTGACAAGTCAGACAATTTACCTGGTATCAATAAATGTGGAGCCAAGACCGCACGCAAGTATGTAGACAAATACCCGACTGACGACCTGCTTAGGGAGAATGTTGATGCAGATGCTCTCGAGCCGTATTTTACTAACTTGAGAATGATAGACCTCAATCAAGGACCGAAGGAACATCCAGAGGATGTCGAGTTGTACGAGAAGCAGTACGATGAACTTCAAGATCTTGAGTGTGATATGGATGAATTTCGTGATCTGTGTACTGAATACAATATCAACACTGCTCTAGACAATATAAACGTGTGGCAAACAGCATTCGCTCCTCAAGCTGTAACAAACACTCTAGCAGACATTGTAAATTCACTGGGTCTTAATAAATAATAGAGTAATGAGTGACATGCCTTTAGTACAACCCAAGATAATCCCTTCTCCTTTCAGTGGATCTCCAATTAAACCCCGGATCGTTAAAAGAGAAACCGGAAATCAAGTTTATACGGAAGCTCACTGGATCTGTCCTGATTCCGGTCGGTTTGTGATGAAGGGTGTTGTCAGTGTAGAAGATAAGGTATAAGTCGCCTTATACGCTCGCAGTACCTATAATCATATAGATGATAGTACCAGAAGAGTACGTAATACAAAAGTTCTACCAGCATGCAGGTTATCCTAAGTATGCGAGATCTACTAACACATATACCGGTGGTTGTCCTGTGTGTAGAGAAGGTAAGAGTTGGGGTAGAAAACGTAGAGCTTATTATATACCGAACGATCAGGCGATATGCTGTCACAATTGTGGATGGTATGGTAATCCTATCAAGTGGGTGATGGAAGTAGAGCAAATTTCCTTCAAGGAAGTGGCTCAACAAATTGAATCATGCGACTTTGAGTATGGTATACCAAAGACCACACCTGATACTGTGTACGACACACCAGATTTACCGAAAGATAGTATAAATTTATTCGATAGATCACAGGTCATGTATTACAAGGATGAGGATATTGTGAGAAAGGCCATAGATACAATAGTAACAAGACGTCTGAACACTGCGATCAACAAACCTAAGGCTTTGTTTGTGAGTCTATCAGATTTTGTACATAAAAATCGATTGATATTGCCATTCTACGATAGATCCGGTCGGAGTGTGCATTATCAATCAAGAACATTACTAGAATCAGATAGAGATCGACCGAAATACTTATCTAAGCAGAACAGTGACAAGACATTATTCAATTATAACAACATAGAGTCAAGTGCTGATAACATATTCATCACAGAAGGTCCTATAGATTCATTTTTCATCAAGAACTCTGTTGCTGTTGCTGGTATTCAAGAGAGATCGAAAGAAAGTTTAACATCAAAACAAAAAGCTCAAATAGACAGACTGTTTCTAATGCAATCTGTATGGGTACTTGACAGTCAATGGGATGATCAGGCTAGCCGGCTCAAATCGGAGGCATTACTTACAGCTGGATCATGTGTGTTCATATGGCCCAAGGATATTGGAACGAGATTCAAGGATATTAACGAAATGTGTGTACATTTCAAGTTGGATCATATATCTGAGCAGTTTATACTCGACAACACTTACTGTGGTTTGAGAGGCTTGGTAAAAATAAAGCAGATTAGATAGAATCTGAATTAGATTCTTTCCTTCTAGCTAGCAACAGGTATTGCTTGAGAGACTCACCTAAACTTGATAGGTCTTGAGCCAATCTAGAAATCTTCTTACTCTCACTTCGCTGGATATCAGTTATCAAGCTGTCACAATCTGCACTATTGAGAGTGAAGTTAATTGAACCTTCATCCGTACCGTTAAGATAATCAATAAACCCCTCAACTTCTCCGATCCAAGTCTGGATGGTGGATATGGTACGCTCTGATTGCTGTTTCTTTAACGCTAGTTCAGGATTGTCAGGTACTGCTAGTTCTGCTGGATCAGTCGCCGGCTCCATTGTATCAGCAACTGCTGCTGCTTCTGCTTCTGCTGGTACGTCTACTGCCGCGGCTGGATCAACGGCATCTCCTGGTGCTTCATGTAAAATGTTGAGGAATTTCTTTTCAAATAGGTTCATAGCTTTAATTATTTATACAGGTTGTATAAGTATTTACAGGTATGAGTAAAGAAAAAGGTAAAAAGAAGACTATATTCGAAGATATGAATATCGGATCAAATAACTATCTAGGTGTAGGTGGTGGAGCTGGTCAAGCGGCCATGACACATAAACCTGGAAAAGTTACGTTGTTAGATCTCATAAAACAAGCCGGTGATTGGGAGAATGAAATGGGAAAAGCACCAAACCGACTTCCATACCCTCTCCAGGATGGTCTAAGTGATCAACTCGGAAAGTTGTATGTTGATACTCTCCAAGTGAAAGATAAAGTTGCACAATCTGCAAAACACTCTATAATTAAGGATAATGAAAGGGCTATTAAAACAGTGAAAAAGATACACAAGAAATTATCCACAATTGCACAAGCAATTAAATCCGTCTCTAGCGATATTGACGGTTTGAGTGTTGGTACATCTGTACCAGAAGATCATGCTTGATATACTCAAACAAATACTAACATCTCTAGGCAAGACATTAATAATCGCTGGTATACTCACCTCGATCATTAATTACTTCACTGGTGCCGGTGTTATAGAGACATTCACTGCCCTAGTTTGCATTCAGTTTGTTGTTTCTTATGTTTGGAAGTCGATTGCTAGGTTCCTATTGGAGAGCAGAATGATGAACGAAGAGACCAAGCGTTTAGAGTTGTACGCGATGCAAGGTACTGATGTTACTTGCGCACATTGTAACGCCTCAGCTTTCATACCAGTAAGATTCGATGACGACAATAGTTTTGATTGTGAGGTATGTGGAAAGTCAAACTCGGTATACGTTGATGTGACCACAGCACAGAAAACTACAGTAGGTGCAGATACATCAAAGATTAGTAAGATTATAGAAGATATCAGCAAAGACGATGAATCCTAGTATACCAGAAGAGAACAAACTCGTCAACCAACCTAACACGAAGGATCCTAGTAGTGTCATGTTGAGTGAAGATGAAATGCCAATGACATATCTCGAACTCAGAGACAAGATGTCTAAGTTTTTTAACGAAAAAGACTATGAATGCAAGCAAGCGTTTCATGAAGGTTTAAATATACCCGTGAGTGAAGATTATCGTAATATAGACCTGATAAACAATTTGAATGACCTGGCCTTTAATCACTGCTCTAATGATAGTGGCATGTCACCAACTGACAAATTAAACTTCAAAAACTTATGTCAGGGAATCAATTTAATAACATTAGGACTCAAACAATACGACAGTAATGATGTAGATAAGGTGTTCGTAGCTAAACTCGCAGGATACATGACTAAAGTGATCCGGAATTTTTACCATGATTGATATAAAAAAACATAAAGAAACTAAGATTAAACTAACAACACCCAAGGGTGTCTCACACGTAATGTCAGAGTATGAAGTATGCCGGTGGTTGAGCTTGATTGAGGCTGTCGATATTATCGATCAGAAAGCCCAGCAGCTCGGAGAGTCCGGTGATAGTATCAATTGGGTCAAACCGATCGCTATTCAAAAGTATATTGATGACCGTACAGAGAGCATGTTATTTGAAATAGCAGACGATCTCAGTAAAGAAGAACAATGCACTATATAGCCGGCACTACAATAACTCTATCATCTCGAGGATCAGCTAAGATCAAACCTGGGATGACCAGCTCACAAATCAGACAAATGAGCTCCGGAGTTTCTGGATTCAAGACTCAGAGAGACCAGCTAACTGCCGGAGAAAAATACTCTCTACTTCGTATACACAACAAAGATGACAAAGTGTGTTATGTCTTTGCGGACAGAAGCGGATCACGCGTAGAGTTGTTGTTCGATACTGTTAGTCAGGCGGAGAAGTTTATCTCGGAAGCAAAGGGAGAGCAGTTACCTGATTATAGTGCTGCATACGAAGATCAAACAGACTAATCGTCGTCGTATCCCCCGTATATGTCGTCATAATCTCCATATACACTATAATCAAATATATTACGACCTGCGGTATCCACTTGATTGAAGTATAAACTATCATCCTCAGTCTCATCAGTATAATCCTCGCCGCTCAGTCCTCCATGATATGTGTCGTCAGTAACTTGCTCTAATGCCGGTTCGGCTTCAATACCATCCTCATAACTATAATCGAAGCGTTTACCCTTTATCAACCACACATAATGACCTAGTAAAGGATTTAATTGTTCGACGTCTTGATCTAACCTATCTGTAATCTCAAATTTCTTTGCTCCTCTTCCACCTGGTCTGGTACAACCAAACTCTGTCAATTCTAAAACATCACCTGACTTGGGCTCCGGGTTTGGATTTTCAGCAGAGCTCATAGCTAAGGTGTAACTCTCAATAGCAATAAACCCAGTAAGCTCGTCATCAGCAACTAACCCAAACTTTTGTAACACAACTGAATTCTCATTCAATGTGAGAGCGAATATCAACTTCTTAGGATCACTAAACTTTTGAACTGGATCCTCTCCGTACAACGGGTCCATTGTTTCGAGTGTTGTGTTGTTTGTATAATAATCTACAACTGTACCGTATTGATAGATTTGTTCCATCCACCAACCGTTATACAAGGCTTGTTCGTTCTTAGATATACTCTTATCTAAAAATCTAAGACCCTTGTTACTACCAGCAAATATATCGTCAAACTCACTCATCACGTTGAAGTATAAAAGCACTCTTCATAGGATCCCAACTAACGATCATACCTGAGTTGCTCAAACTCTTTGGTTTGTCTTTTGGTAGTTCATCAATTGGATAATTTTTAAGTATATGATCACAATCAACATCAGACAATATCTGAAGTGCTGAACTACCTGATCTTATCAACTCTATCTTGTTATCCAGTTCACCACTGTAGGTAAACTCACCTTCACCAGTGTATCTACCTTTGTATCTGTCAGCTACTTGATTCTGACTCTTGCTAGTAGCATGCTTATCAAGTCTACGGTGCCATGGGTTCTTAGCATCGTCGTTCTTCTTCTGTTGTAAATCGACAAACTCGTTGATATGAGTCCAGAAAGCTTTCTCAAATAGCATCATTATCAGTATTTATAAAAAAAGCCGCTCAATTGAACGGCTTTCTTTATTTTGGGGAGTTAAATTGTTCTTAGTCTCCGAGAGCTTTAGATTTACCGTTAGTAACTTTGTTACTCTTGTTACCGGCCATTGGATGGTCACGATCACCGTGTCCGCCTAAAGGCTTAGGTGTTGGATCTTCTTTGATCTTACCACCTTCAGCAGATCCACCCTTTGCAGAGTAACCACTACCGGAAGTTTTGTTATTTTTACCTGTAAGCCCTGGAACTCCATCAGAAGCAGCAGATGGCTCAGGTTTTGATACAACAGCATCACCTAACATCTCGTCATCCATGTCGTCGCCCATCGACTCTTCGTCTTCTAGGTCTTCGAGCTCATCTCCTCCATCAAGCTCAGCTTTAAGTGTATCTAAAAGTTGCTCAGCTAATTCTCTAGGAAGACTTAATGTGACTTCATCGCCACCCATTTCGTCTTCACCACCGAATTCATCTTCACCACCGAAGTCATCATCTGACCCCATGCCGTTAAGATCAGCGAAAGGATCGTCTCCTTCCATGATAGTTGAGTATAATTTGTCGAAAATATTTGTTGGATCTTTTTTGCTCATCGTTCTGGAATTATTTATACCCTCTTTAATGTTTTTTCCAGGTTTTTTGTCCTTTTTGTCTAAACGTTCTGAAATCTTCTTCATATAATAAGCGTTATCCTCACCAGCATCTTCAGGTTTTAGAGGCTTTCCGCCAGTGATACACTCATCATCACCGGTGGAACAGTTATTATCAGGTTTTAACTCCTGAGCATGTGGCGAATCACCCAAGGCTTCCGGACAGTCTCCTGACTTCCATACCTTGCTGTCATCGCTTTCAGTTATCATTCGACCATACACTTGTTCAAGGTCCCTTGTATCTCTAGATTCGTTCACATAAGTACTTATCGATAATGAGCAGTAAACACCAACCTCAATCAAACTTTAATGGAGACAAAACCAAACACTTATATATGGGTAACAAGAATCTACCCACAGATAGGGCAGAATTCGAGTGGACTCCAAAGATGGTTGCCAGTCTTAAGAAGTGCAAGAAGAACTTGCTCCACTTCGCTGAGAACTTCTTCACCATCGTCAATCTAGACAGAGGTAAGGAGAAAATTCAATTGTTTCCGTGTCAGAAGAAGGTTCTCAGAAGCTTGCGTGACAATAGATTCAATATTGTACTAGCATCTAGACAGATAGGCAAAACAACTCTGATGACTATATATGCTCTTTGGATCGCATGCTTTCAAGAGGATCAACGTATCTTAGTTGTGGCCAATAAAGAACAAACCGCAATCAACATATTCAAAAGAATAAGATTAGCATATGAGCAGTTACCCAATTGGATCAAACCTGGTGTGTTGGAGTACGGCAAGACTGCCATGACGTTATCTAATGGTAGTAGCATCGGTATATCCACAACGAGTAGTGATGCTGGTAGAGGTGACAGTTGTAATGTGTTGATATTGGATGAGATGGCATTTATTGACAATCATTTAGTTGAGGCATTCTGGAAATCAGTATATCCTATCATCAGTAGTAGTAAGAAGAGTAAGATCTTTATAGCAAGTACCCCAAATGGTACCGGCAATTTATTCCATGATCTATATAGTAATGGAGTGAAAGGTAAGAATGGATGGACTCCTGTTAGAGTTGATTGGTGGGAAGTACCTGGCAGAGATGAGAAATGGAAAGCTGACACAATACAGAGTTTAGGTAGTAGTCAAATATTCGATCAAGAATTTGGTTGTCAGTTTATTGAAACAGGGGAAAGCGTGCTTGATGAAGAATTGGTCCGCAGAACATCACTTACATTACAAGACCCTAAACATTTATTCGATGAAGGTAGCTACAAAGTGTGGTCATTACCTAATGAAGAGCGTACATACACTATAGGAGTTGATATATCTGAAGGAGTTGGAGATGCTGCTACAGTGGTGCAGATATTAGATATAACTGACCTGACTGACATTGAACAAGTGGCTGTGTACTGTAATGACCGTATCAGTCCTTATAACTTCACGACCAAATTGTTAGAGATACTACAACAATGGGGTAACCCACCAGCTTTGATAGAGCGTAACAATTGCGGAGCTCAAGTGGTTGACACATTAAAAAATGTGTATGGTTATGAGAATATAGTCAATTACTCACCGAGTAAATCAGTCCAAGCTGATCGACCTGGTGTTATAGCGCATACTAACACAAAATATAAAGGTGTGATGAACATGAAGTACTGGTTGAGTGAATTACATGCAGTGACACTACACGACACACAAACTCTAGAAGAATTGAAGACATTTGTCCGGTATCCTAACGGTACATGGAAAGCTATCAAAGGTACAAACGTGCAAGATGATAGAGTGATGAGTTTGATATGGTCATTGATGATACTCGAAGTAGGTATAACAGAACAGTATTTCGAAATCGAACAATTTGATAAAAATCAGAAGCCTGCGATCATATCCAGACTCGATTTTGGGTTACGTCAGTTCAGTAACACATTAAACTTGTATGGGGACGAGATGATGACAGAAGAGTGGAACACTTTGCCCGTATATATAGATAGTGAGCATATGGATGGAGGAGCTAGTAATCCTCTGTATGATCGGGATGTTAGTGATTTGATGGAACAAGGATGGGAGACTTTATGAAGGAATATATACAACAATCAGTTTTAAACAAGGCCAAAAAAGATAAATTCGTATTTGTCTTGACATTGCCTGATGCAATGAAGGATATCGCATACTCGTTACCTGAAAACCGGCAGGATGATCGAGTGATACCAGATACCCTACAATTTAGTGTGTACGGAGCTGTAGTACCTAGTATTAGAGTCGACTCCGGTGAGATTAGATATTCCGGTCATGCCGTCAAATTCAGTACACACAGCAGACCAGCATATGATAACGTGACAGTCAATTTTACTATTGACAACAGGTTCAACAACTATTGGGTCATCTGGAAATGGTTAGATATATTGAATGATGATAAAGATGCGATATTCATGAAGCAAAAACGTGTAGGGTTAGATGAATCAATGTTCAAGCAATACCAAGGTACCGCGACCATGTATGCCTTAGATGAGTATAACAAGCAAACGATGAGATTTGACTATGAAGGATTGTTGCCGGTCAGTTTAGGTAATATAGATTATAATTATCGTACAGCTGATAACATAGATACAACATTTGAATTCTCATTTTCAAAATTAACGCCAATTTTGTTGTAATCTTTTTCGGAAAACAGCTCCGAGAAGTCATAAATAATTTCAACAGCAATTAACTATGGCAAGAACAATACAATCCCCTGGAGTAGAAATAAAGGAAGTAGATCTTTCTTTACGACCTAATTTACCCGTAGGCACAACAGTGTTTATACCCGGTTTCGCGAATCAAGGACCAACCGATGAGTTACTCACGGTGTCCAGCTTGAGCGAATTCGAACAAATTTATGGCCTCCCACAAAACGCTGCAGAGCGATACATGTATCATTCTGTCAAGGCTGTATTCCAAAGCCCTGCAAACGTCCTGGTATCTAGATTACCATACGGTCAAGGAGCCGGAGCGACGGTAGCAGACAAATATAGTGTTCAAGTTTATCCTGTAATTCCTCGTCCTATTATCGTTGATGGAGCCGCCCCGGAGATCAACTCAGTCGAGAAAGACGAAAGAATCATCGCTTGGCACCCAAAGAGTGCTAACGATACTAGCGGAAAGAAAGCCGGCAGTTACTCTAATCCTGAAAAAGGTGTAAGTGTTACAGCTAACAACCCTGGTGCTGAGAGTAATTATTCAGTTACTGCTAATGGTGTATCGTCAGTATCACAAGTCCTGACCGGATTAGACGTGACCTTCACATCTGGGCAAGATGTTGTATTAGAATCCGGTACAAAAATAACTTTTAAAGGGGGAGAGGATGGAGACTTCGTTATCGCAAAACCAGCTTCTGTTAACATTGGTTCAACCATAAGTGTTGTTGCAGTTACTCCCGGTACAGAATTAAATAATACGAATATAGATATATACACAAGCCAACCGGAGAATGAAACAATTTATGATCCTATCTCCGGGTTTGGAATAGGTGCTACCGCAGCCCGTTTAACCGGCAAGGATATAGTAAATCGTATCAACCAAAACTTCTCAGCATACCTCTCTGCAACTGGTGGATTAGAAGACACACCAGCTGTTAGAGCTACCACTTTTGGTTACAACAACACACCTATCAATGAAGACATGATTGTTGAAGTAGTAACCCCCGGGTTCGCCGGTAATAGTATCGTACTACAATCGATAGATGGTGTGCAAGCAGAATATAAATCAAATGATGCTTATAATTTGTGGCTTGTGACTGATGAATTCGTCGAAACAATATCTGTCGAAGCAGACGGTATCAAGACGCTCCAGGAAATAGTAAACGACCATAACGGTCCTGATAACCAACCTGTATCTGGAATCCATATCGCGGTTATCGGAGGACATGGAGTCGTACCGGCAGCTGGTACTCTTGTACTTGATGGAGGTTCATTGCCTGGAACACTCACACAAAGAGTCGCCGCTCATAATTTAACCGCTAGTCCTGATGAACAAGTGCAAGTGGTGTCAGGTGGAGATTTAATAACCTCTGATAATTTAGTTTTTGGTGGTGGTCTTGAAGGAGTTGAAGCCGATGACTCGGTATCGAGTGATCAAAGTTATACCATCACCGGAGGTATTGCTTCTGGATTAAGTACAAAAGTTGTACCAGCTAGTGCGTGGAAGTTCGGTGATACTAATCCAGGAGGTTACGTCGGGACAACTCTTAAAGACGCAGTTGATAGCGTCATCGCATCTATACCCTCTGTAAGCGCTTATTCACAGGATAATCTATACTGGTCGGAAACAGAGGCTGGTAACCCATTGAGTATACCAGCCTTAAATGCGTATGAAATCGCAGATGTTGCAGACATAGTTGCAGACGCTGTTAATAGTGTTGGATGGGACTTGAGTGCTAGTGATCGTTATTATCTAGGTGAGCCTAGTAACATCGAATTATCAAACGATGATTTTCAGAAGACCATCAAGGGTGAAGTAAAGCTTAGCCAAGCAAATGCTGGTAAACTAGAAAATCAAAAATTCACAACCTACAATGACTTACTCACAAAAGGTGGTGCAGGAATGATGATTGTGAATGACAAGAAATTTGTTCTCAATGAGAAATTTGAAGGCTATTACATCGGTATTTCAGATAATACTAACTTGAACCCTGCTACAGACTTTGATTCAGTAGGACAATTGAAATCGCTAAGTAAAAAGCTAGGCGGAACAACTGGCGGGTATGTTAATGTACCTGATACAGGTGTTAAAAGCCGTTTAACTTTCTCACTTAGTGCTGGATTTATCTTCGATCAATACGGAAATAAACAACAAGTAGGATTAGATGGTAGTATGAGTGAAGCTCTAGAAAACTTGAGTGAATTCGACCTCAATACTGATGAGTTCAGTGATGTGTTAACACTCGCTGTATTTAAAGTACGTCAATCAACACTCGAACCTGATGCTACTAAGCTCGATTATCTCGTTGCTGATAGTGTTATTGGTAGTGTTAATTACTTTAGAGAAGCATTCAAATCCACAGGCGGTACAGCTACTAGTTACTTCATCGAGAGTGAAGCTAGTAATAGTAACAACCTTTACATGAAATTCAATGAAGGTATCTCTAAAGATGCCGGAAATTGGTTAGACGAGAATGGTTATCCGACCCGTAAGATCAGAGTACTTCCAGCTAAATCAGTAAGTTACTACGATGAATTAACATCAGATCAAAAATTAGATACAACTCAAGAAGTTAACGACTTTAAGGTAGCTCAAGCGTTCCTCAACGGAAATGAAGAAAAAGAAGACCGACTATACATCAAATCCTGGCAAGACTTGCAAGCTTCTAGAAAAGCTCAAATCAAGCACGGTAATAATGTGTATCCTCACGGTGTGTATCGCAAGCAAGCTGCTGCAGCTAAAGAAACTGGTAATATCCCAGCTAAATTGGATCGTATCTTCGAACTAGCAGACAATTTTGATCTATTCCCGATTGATATCACAATTGAGAGCGGTTTAGGTACAGTTTATGTCGGTACAGATGGTGGTACAGTTGAGAGCTTTGATGATGAAGAGTTCTTCAACATTGGAGATCATGTAGTTAGCAGCACCGGATTGAGCGGAAGTGGATTGTATACAACCAAGCTGATTGATAACAGAAGTGAAATCAATTACTTGACACAATACGACACAATCTTCGATACATTCAAGAGTTTCAGTCAATTCGCAAGAAAAGACAATATCTTTATCGCTGATCCATTGAGATACATTTTTGTTCAAGGTAGAAATAGTAAAACTCTCACAAGCCAGCAACGTGAATCCGGAGTAAACTTCTCACAACACATTTACTGGCCGTTGCGTCACATGATGACCGGTGGTACTAAGAACAGTAGTTATTGCTGTACTTACGCTAACTGGGGATTCACAAACGATAAAGCACTTAACCGTGGCGTTTGGGTACCGATGAGTGGATTCGCTGCCGCCGCAATGGGTAATACAGATAGTAACTTCTATCCATGGATCGCACCTGCAGGTTTCACAAGAGGCTTAGTGAGTGGTATTCAAGACCTTGCGTTTTATCCAAAACAGAAGGAAAGAGATCAGTTATACAAAATTGGATTGAATCCAGTTGCTAACTTTCCTAATGAAGGATTTGCAATCTTCGGTCAAAAGACCATGCAAGCTAAACCAAGTGCTTTCGATCGTATCAACGTTAGAAGGTTGTTCTTATACCTACAAAAGGCTACAATGAATACAGTTAAATACTTCGTATTCGAACCGAACACATTATTCACACGGACACAAGTACTAAACGTTCTTCGTCCAATCTTCGAGGAGGTAAAGAACACACAAGGTATGTACGATTACTTGCTCGTTTGCGACGAACGAAACAATTCACCAGATGTTATTGACCGCAATGAGCTTGTCATAGACATCTACATCAAACCTACACGCGCTGCGGAATTCATTCTAGTTAACTTTTATGCTACTAGAACCGGTCAAGACTTCAGTGAATTAGTGTCCTAACCATAAGTATTTAAAGCTATGCCAGACGTAAGACAAACAATATCAGATTTCTATAGAGTCGCACAAGAAAGAGATTTCAGTCGTGACTTCCAATTTAGAGTACTTAACATTCAGAGTGGAGATGGCGCTTTTGCTATCACTGAGGATGACCTAGTGTATGCCCAAGGTGGTAGTATACCAGGTCGTACTGTAGCTAACCACGACGTAGCATTCATGGGCATGAACTTTAAAGTACCTGGTGCAGCTTCATACTCCGGAACATATCCGCTCACATTCTATAGTGATCGCGAAGACAGCCTTCGTAATCTCTTACTGACATGGAGTAAGGATACCTTTGATGACGCTACAAGCACTGGTAACTACTATATGCCCAAGGAGACATCGATTGTTGACTTGGTACAATTAGATACACAGCTAGAACGTGTCGCACAGTTTACGCTTGTTGGCGCTTATCCTCAAGAAATTGGAGAAGTGACCTACACTGCAGCGGGAACAGGAGCACCAGTGACATTCACTTGTACTCTCAACTACCACTTTGTACGATCCACAAGATTTTAACCAGCACCAAATCACAAACCAAATTAGCCGTGCCCAGTGTACGGCTTTTTTGTGTACGTACATTAAATAATAGTACATATGTTCGATGATATAAGAAGAATTGGCGAGAAGGTAGACAATCTGTTAGGTACAGATATCTTCCCGTTCAACTATCCATTCAGTCATACTGAGAACTTTCTTCAACATATGGACAAGTGGGAATTTGCTATTCCCATGAAGTTTCTATGGTTTGTACACATCGAAACGATACCAAGTGTTATATCCTCTCAGACAATGTGGAACAAGGAACCACACGGAGCAATTCAGTCGAGCGGTTCTATCGCCGGTCCTGGAGGAAAGATGAAAGGTTGGGATTTGAATCAAGCGAAATCAGAAATAACTAGACAAACATACATGCACACTGCTAATGAATATGGTTGTATACTTGCTCAAGGAGTTGTACTACCTGGAGAGAGTTATGAAGTCAAGGATATACCGATTAGTAACAACATGGGATTCCTACCCGGTAAGGTTGGCGGTAATAAAGGCGCTTCACCACCTCTACAGATCCAATTCAGAGAAACTAATAGATCTTTCCCAGATATGGTCATAAGACCATGGATATATATCGCATCCCACATGGGATTGACTGCCAGGCCACCAACCGATAACAATAGAAACATTAAAACAAACATATCCATCGTACAATTAGGCAAAACATACCCACAAATACCATTGGTCGAGAGAAAGATATGGAGGTTTTATAATTGTGTGCCTGTCTCGATAGATGGTAAGGAGCTAACATACGATGCTGCCGAAGTACAACTATATAATACTGGTTGGAATTATACACATTACTCTGTAGAAAGTCTACCAGACACAGACATGGATGCTTACATGAGTAAAGAAGGGTTTCAAAAGTTTGTAAAGGACATGGCTAACAAATTGCTAGCAAAGTCTAGATTTTTTAAGAAACTCAACAAGAAGATAGCAAAAGTCGAGAGGTTTGTTGACAAAGCTACTAAAATTAAGAAGAAGGTTGATAAAGTGCTTGGATTTCTAGGAGGTTTAGGGAAACCAAAAAACAAACCCGGTGGTAATCGGTCTGTGTCTAATCCTACTGCAGGTCGCGCAGTTGATAATAGATTTCAGAGTGATTCCTAGGAGTAATTGACTTTTCTGTAAATATTAATAGATATTAATGTGAGTACCGCGTTTAAATTCAAGGTATACCTGCCATCCAAACAAAGGTACTATAACTTTAGTGAAATAACCAACAGAGACTACCTTGATATAGTAAAGATAATATCAAACTCCGATAACGATCAACTACTAACACACTTCAATGATATTATATATCGGTTATCAGGAAAGAAAGTGATACCCGCTAAAATCTCTCGGATTGATAGTTTTTGTATACTGATCAATCTATATATCGTGTGCGTCTCAAATGTACTAGAGATAACTCCAAAGGACCAGCAAATAAGTAAGCTCAAGATAGACCTATATGATATACTTGACAAGGTAACCAACTTTGACTTCGAGTATACACATCTTCTAGAGATCAGCGACGATATAAAAATTAAATTAGCCACTCCATCTACAATATACGAAGCATCAACTGACAATCTGATCACTAGTGTTATAGACACTATTCACATCACCGGGAAGACATTTAACTTCTCACAATTTGACCAGAAACAACAACAATCACTGATCGACAACATATCTAGTGATGTAACTACGCATATAATCCGGAAGATCAAAGAGATAGACCAGAACTATCAGCTCGATGTGATAAAATATGGCCAGGACCCACCAACGGTTATAACATTAAACTTGTATAACAACAGCATGTTCGAATTACTGAAGGTTATATACAACTCCAACTTGGAAGCAGAGTACTACTATAGATACTTTATGGCTAAGCATATAAACTTACCTGGAGATCAGATAGAAACATCAACACCAGCTGAAATTCAAACATATCTACAGTTTTACAAGCGTGAACGTAAGGAGGAAGAAAAGGCCCGCGAGAAAGCTGAACGAGCACAAGGTGGTACAGTAGGAGCCTCACCGATGATGCCAGGTATGTAGGTTGATTTACACAAACACACCGATAAATATATATGATGTCAAACAATAGTTCATATAAGAATCTTTTAGCTAGTATTAACGAGCTCAACAATAAAGACACACTGAGTGTATATGTACCGAGTGTTGGTAATGATGTGCCATTTGCACCACTAACAGTCAAGCAACAGAAGCTGTTACTATCCAGCAGCGTTGATACAGACTTTGAAAACTTGTCGTTCATGAACGCTATCAACAGTATCATATCAACTAATTGTAAGCAGAGTGTTCGAATACTAACGACTGATAAACCTTTAATCGTGTTACAATTGAGAGAACATGCGATCGGTGGTACACTTAAGATTGAAGAGGATGACACTACTCATGAGATCAACTTGAGTGAACATATTGCTACTTGTAAATCACTTGATGCATCAATTTCCGATAACCTCGAGATTGAGCATGATATCATCAAGATCACATGTCATGTACCTGATATAGCTACAGACACCAAGTACAACAAGCAATTCACAAAGAAAGTTCAAAAGCCAAAATCAAAAGAAAAATTAAAAGTCACGGATGTGATTGGAGATATATATGTATCTGAGTTGGTCAAGTATATACAGGCGATAATCATAGGTGAAGATGTAGTCACTCCAGGAGTTGATGTCAATATATCAGACATGGTAAATGTATTTGAATCCCTGCCTATGCAAGTCAGTAACAAATTAGCAGCCCTTGTTAAACAAACCCGTAAATTTGAAATAGCATGCCTGACTCCAGAATCTCTACCAGAAGGAGTGTCCATTAGTATAGACGCTAGCCTATTCACCACTGAATAGTAACGATCTGACCATAAATAATTATGGTCCATGGAAGATAAACTAGGAGATTTAATTACCGCTCTAACTGAGCTGGTCGAAAAGCTTGATGACAAACCTACTGGTGAGGTCACATCAAAGGCTAGGTTCAACCCGGATGACATGTTCGCACCTACAGAAGAGCAGGTATCAGCTAAGGAGAACAAGGAGTTAGCTAAAGATATCGCCAAAGAAAACGCGAAGAACAATAAAGAGAAGAAAGCCTCTCGAAAAATACTCAAAGATGTAATGCCAGTATCAGTGGTTAACTTTGATAGCAAAGCGTTGAAGCAGTTAGGTGAAGTGGTGTCAAATAACATAACTGATAGGGTCACTAAGGACACTGAAGCACCTAAAGACAAAGCTCCTAGTTGGTTGAAGGCACTAAAAATGATAGGATACGGCGCTTTCGCATTGATTATTGGACCTATAATCGCTTTGTTTGCATTCTTTGAAGAGATTGGAAAACAGAAGTGGTTTATATCTCTGAAGGAATTTCTAAAAAAGAAAGTAGGAGGACCGTTAGCAAAACTATTTAAACCTATAACATCATTCTTCGATAAGTTCAAAACCCGAATTAGTAATTTATGGAAAAGTGTCAAGAAGTTTTTCAAACCAGTCACAGACACACTCAAAAATATAGGCACAAAGATCAAGAATATTGGTAAGAGTATCAAGTCTTTATTGAGTCCTATATTCGGTGGCGCTACAAAGCCTGGGTTGTTCACTCGCTTGATGAACATAATACTGAAGAATCCTGTGATAAAAGGAATGACAGCATTTTTCAAGGGGCTTGGTGGTATGCTAGGTAAGATATTTCTACCTATCACCATCATAATGGGTGTGTTTGACTTTGTGACCGGGTTTATGGATGGTTACGAAAAAGAAGGATCGATTATAGATGGAATAGAAGGTGGAATCACAAAGGTGTTTGATACTTTGATCGCCATGCCGTTGGATATGTTAAAATCAGCGGTTAGTTGGATCCTCGGCAAGTTTGGGTTCAAAGAAGCAGAGAAGACATTGGACGCATTCAGTTTTAGCACCTTGATTAGTGATATGATTGGTGGTCTCTTTAAGACATACAAGGATATATTTGCCAAGATCACTAGTGTACTCACAGGCATATGGGATTCATTTATAGGTATATTCACCTCCACAGGAGAGGCGGATGAAAAGGGAATGGTCGAGAAAGCGCTGGTTTTCGTTTATAAAATATTAACCCTACCGTTAGATCTGATAAAGGATACAGTAAGTTGGCTTCTGGGTGCATTTGGATTCGAGAATGCAGAGAAATCACTAGATAGTTGGTCTTTCGCCAAGATTTATGAGGATCTGATCGGGGCTATATTCGGATTTATGGAGGGTGCATTCGAATTCGTCAAGTCACTGTTCACAGAGCCAAAAAAGGCGTTTGAGAAGATAGGAAAGTGGTTTGACAAGTTGTTTGCTGACCCAATAGGAACAATCAAAGAGTTATTACCAAAATGGATGACAGACTTTGGAACTTGGGTATGGGACACACTTATAGCACCTGTCGCTAAGTTGCTTACAGCTACAGCAGACAACCCAGTGGCGGCAAAAGCAGCATTCAAAAAACTATTACCAAAATGGATGTCTGGGTTTGGTGATTGGGTATTTGATTCATTAATACTACCAATATCACAATATTTCGACAAACTACTCAACTCTACAAGCGCATCAGAAATACTATCTGCATTGATTCCACAGTGGTTGAAAGATACCGGAAAATGGGTGTATAACAACACAATACAACCACTGATGGATATATTCTCTGACATTACTAAGGACCCAAAAGGATCAAAATCTGCGTTTTTAGAGATGTTACCAAAATGGATGACCGGTATAGGGGGATGGGTATTTGACGAGGTTATAGCCCCAATTGCAAAATGGTTTACAGACTTTGCTGATCCTAGTGTAGGTTTTACGGAACTCCTTCCAGACTGGATGCTAGATGTAGGTCAATGGGTATACAATACGTTGATAAAACCAATTGGAGATTTAATCACATCACTACTCGATATAGACCTGGTTGGCATGTTGAAGAGCAAGGCAAAAAACCTCCTCCCCAAAGCAGGATACGAACTACTCTTTGGTACTGAAGAAGAAGAGGCATCCGGTAAAGCTGCTGAATCACGTGAAGCTGCAACTAAAGCCACAGCTTCGGTCGCTGGTTTGAGCGAGACTGCTCAAAAGACAATAGCCAAAGCTCGCGCGAATATAGAGGATACAGTTGGTGGAGATAACACAGCTGATCGCACTAACGATCTAATCGATTCCATGAAGAAAGCCATGGTAGACGGAAAAGGTGATGAGGAAAAAACCAAGGAACTATTAATTGAATCCGGGGATTACAAAGCATTGCTCAAGACTTCAGGGATGGATGAAAAGGACTTCTTAAAGAAGATGACGAAAGGTTATGAATATGGGCATATTTACGACTCAGTTTCGGATGCTGGTGAAGACTTTATTCACAAGGATGGTGGTATGGGTGACATAGCAATGCAAATCGCGAACCAAGAGGGTGAGCATAAAAGGTGGGTAAGTATGGTCAATGAATACGCAAAAGTTCTCAAGGATGAAGGATTAAAGATCGACAACTTCCAATACCCGTGGGCAACACTAGCTGACAAAGATTCAATAACTAGTGATATACTAGCCGGATACAACCTCATGTATGATGCTCTTGATGTTGAGACAGATGATGGTAGAGCATTCGCACGAGCTTTGGAGAAAGTAGGTATACACAAGGCCATGAGAGCAGCCAAGCCAGTTCAAGTTGAAGCACCAGAAATGAACGATTTTATATGGAGACCTGGTCAAAAACCAATGACATTTAGCAAGGGTGATATTCTGATAGGATCACATGAAGATAACATATCACCAAGTACACCAGGGAAATCCGATTCCTCTGGTAAAGACATGATCAATCGAATGGATAAAATGGTTGAACTGATGACCGAGCACTCAGGTATACATACTAAGGTACTGGAAGTGTTAACAGAGTCTGGTTTAATTGACAAACAAGGTAATACAGTAGTTAACAATGGAGGAAACAGCACTACCGTCAACAACTCAGTTGCCGAGCCAAGTATAATGGACTTTCGCGACAGAGTAGTAGGTCGATTATCAAAGTAACCTGATAAGTATATACACCATGCTACCATCAACTACAGTCATAAATGTCAATTCAGAAGAACGCGACTTAGACTATATTATAGAGAGCCTGACATCAGTCGACATGAGCATAAAGTCATATGCGGTGAAAAAGAAAAAGATCATCACTAGTGATGTGGTAGCCACCCGAAGCTCTTCATCCAAGGACTTCATATACATTCAAGTAGAAACCGGTGAGTCGATCATATTGACTCATGATCATAAGATTTATGTAGATAGTGAATGGCTTCGCGCGGATAAAATAGCCGTAGGTTTGACAGTTCTCAACTCTGAACTCGAACAAACCAAAATAGTGGATATGCACAAAATCCATAACGATATGACTCAAAAAGTATATAACCTAACAATAGAAGACACTCAATGCTTCTTCGCCAACGATATACTCGTTCACAACGACTCTTAATATGGCAAATCCAGACTTACCAGATAAAAACACATCAAACACCGCGGCCGAAAAAGCAGCTGACGCATCAGGACAAGGTCGTACGAAGATTGATGAGTCTAGTAACGCCTGGGGTGAGACTCTTATCCCGGCCGGGGCAAAATTCTACTGGAAGATGTTACCACCAAAAAAAGGAAGCGCGTCTGGTGGCGCCCCTGGGAAAATCGCTGGGTACGGACCAGCACCTAGATTGTCCCCGGCTTCTGAATCGAGAGACCCGACAGTAGGAGATCATATGAATGATGCCGCTGGTCCATCGACTCATGTGAACATTAGAGACGTACACCACTGGACAGAATCTCCAACTCACTCTCGACGTGAGGTACCAATGTTAATGTTGAAGGAATATAGAATATTAACAAATCCAATGTTAAATCAAGTGATGAATAACGTCGGTGTTGCTGTCCAGACCGGAACCGGCTTAGTTCAACAGGGCGCTAATGCAGCCAATTTACTCGCCGGTCTAGCTAAAGATGAAAAAGGTAACTTCACTGCAAATAAAACTACAATATCAGAGAATATAAATAAAAAGATAACAGAATCTATTGGAGCCGGAGCAATTAAAGCGTTAGAAGGTACTGATAGTGGTTATGCTAATCCGCTAAATCCATACTCTATGCTATATACAGTAACACCTACTAAATTTAAGTACACATTCCCGTACATGGAAGATGCATATATACAAAAATCCGGAGGATTCGGATCGGCCGCTGAAGGAGGCTTCATGACAGATGTAACATCTATAGCAGCAGAAGCATTAAGCGATATCTCAGCAAAGAAAGTAATGGCCCCTGGCCGGATGATCGAACAACCGAAGGGATTCACATTCGATGGCAGAGAACGATCATACACTGTTAAGTTCCCATTATTCAATACTAAGAGCTTCACGGAAATCATCCGGAATTGGCAATTCATCTACCTGTTAACATATCAAAATACACCTAATCGAATAACTAGAGATTTGATCGATCCGCCCTGTATATATGAAGCGAAAATCCCCGGGGTATGGTATAGTAAGTATGCAAGTATAACAAACATGCAGGTTGACTTTGTAGGTGGTCGTAGAGAGATGGACATGCCAGTTCCATACTTAACCTCCGCGGAGGATGGCTCTGCAGACGGTAAGTCAGAGAGTAACTGGTTATTACAAAAACGAAAGATAACAACAGTAATCCCGGATGCATACATGTTGACGATAACAATTACAGAGCTATTTTCAGAGACACAAAACTTTATGTATCATATGGTAAAAGAGAGCATGAGCGACAAGATAAAAGTAACCAACAACCAATACTAAAGTGATTGAACCCACGAAATACAATAAATTTGAAGTACAGTCATTATTACAATTAAATAGTGATAGTTCATTCGCAATGGAACGTATATTTAACGTATATAAACAGCATGGATCTAAGCACTTTTATTATAATATACTAAATAGGGTCGATTTTCCTGACAACATATCCCCCTCCACATACACCAAGTATAATACCAAGCCTAATGAAACATGGACGTTGATTTCGTATAAATTTTATAATAGAATAGATTTATGGTGGATTATAGCAGCTTACAACAGGATAGACGATACATTCACACCACTGTCCCCCGGGACAGCTCTCATGGTACCAACTCCATCGATGATTAGAACTATTATCGATGATATAAAGAAAACACTATAATATGGCAGGTAATATTGAGTTTATAGAGAGTTGGGTCAACGCTCTAGGTCTAGATCATGATAATAATGCTAAGATAGAGCAATTTGATGACAGGCGATACAAGTTTAGTTTATATTTATTAAATCAAGACGGACAGGCGATTAAAATTAGAAAAGGATCGATAGACGACCTGTATATCGAAGATAATGTATTAGACTGGTTTCATCAAGGTAATGTTACGTTTCTAAACCCTGATGATATTATAGAGAGGTCTGAATCTGTATTGTTGTCTGACGCTCCGGATGGTTCTAGAGTTCCTACCGTACCATATCGGTTTAGGAGCGATTGTAGAGACTTACTACTATTGACATTCGAACCTCATCTAGATTCCGGGGAGATAAACAAGGGAATTCCTACATTCCTAAATAGTGTGATTCATACCATGAAGTTTTTATTTTCGGTATATGCTAGCGAGGATATAATATCTGAAAAAGGTCGAATGTATAAGAAACAGAAATTATACTTCCATGACTACAGGTACCAGATGCTTCGAGAAAAGAATATATACTACAGTACCGCAAAGTTCCTCCAATCCACCGGTGCTCATGGTTTATCGAAGTACCCGGTATCTAGAATGAATAATGATCAGAGAGGTAAACCAACCGGTGAGATAGTCCAGGATATCCTCCGGAGCTCGTTATTAGAAAGTGATACTAAGAATATGTTCTCGTATCACTGGAACGCCGGAGGTCCAAAGCTACACTACACCAGCCCTTCAAATTTTAAAGCCATTGATGACTTGAACTATATCCTCGACAGACACGTCAGTGATGCCAACCACGAACATCAACCGTGCTTATTACGATTACAACGATATACCGAGAGATGGGAATTATTACCTATAACAGAATATTTTGCGAGAAGTAAAAGAGGGTTTGGCCCAGGAGAATACCAATCTGAGTATTTTCTATTGAGTAGCGGGTCAGAGGCTATATCGACTGGTATACCGCCAGAAAGAAAGACATTTGGTAAGGAATTCCGGAATGCTGCAATAAACTATCATTACCCAGATCTATCAGTCATCGATGATTATATTTTCTCCGAGATGAACGGAGTTGACTGTCAAGAAATGTTAAACAGTGTAATCACACACCGATATAATGAGAGAACTAAAACATTTAACGTTGACCTAGCGTCCGGTAATGTTAGGACCTTACAAGAGCAATTTCAACGACTGTATATTAACCATACATTCGGAGGTATCGGTGGTCATGGGTTTACGAGCTGGTTGTCTGATACATCTAGGGCCGAGAACTTCAACTTCCGGGTTAGTAGTTCCTGGACATCAGATAGCAGCTTGTCATTCACTGAATCTAGAAACAAAATCTTATTGGCAGCGTTTCTATTAGGCAACACCATACAGTTTGATGTTCGAGGTGATACATCTCGGAGAGCTGGAGTATGGATATCATTGGACAGGGACAACAACTATATAGAGAATGAATATGATATGAAAATACTAGGACAATATTTCGTGACTCGAGTAACTCACCGGATTGATTCATCTGGCGCGTACACAAATAACATAATGGGTGTCAAGCCCTTCTTCTACAAGGATGTAAAATTCGACACTAATGACCTGTTCATGAAGAATACAAACACATTATAATATGGCGATACAGACACTAGATCCCTTCATTATAGACATAAACTTAGTTAGTTCATCTGACCTTCAAAAGCGTTTATCTGACTACACAAGCCTGTTGACTGCTTTTCCTAGTGAAACTGCAATGAACAGCCTGTATTGGCATACTGACAGTCATAGTGACCCTATCACAAGTAAAATAGACTTTTTTAAAAAACTAAATGACGGTACAATCAAGTTAAAGGACAATAACGATGGTATAGTCAAGGACAAGACATCACCTGCTAATATCAGAAACAAGAATATACGAGATCAGTTGAGTGACAACTCACACTTGAGTACATCAACAGGTGGTATATATGGTGAGCCTGTTATTTCTGGTAATAATGTCGATATAGTGAATAAAGGATATGATAAAGAATGGAAACCACTGTCACCTGACCAAACGCACTCAGATGCAAACGCTGAGTGGAGTGTAACGAATATTGTATCCGATAAGAAACAAGAAATCATCGTACCTCCATTAGAAGGTCAATACACCGATATAGAGCTAGAAAGCGCGTTTGGAATGAAAGATATGAGCGCTTGGTTTGTATCATGGTGGATTGAGAAATTCCGTACTGCACATGAAGTGGTAAAGCGCGATCTTCTTGAATTATTAGGTGATGATAATGAGTATTTCGTTGATTTTAGTGAGAGTGTTGGTCAGTTAAAAAACCTAAGCATGTATGAAGACACATCAACACTACCCATATATGATGATAATGTTGAAGCAATCCCAAATCACTCGATACCATCCACTACTTCGAGTGTCGCACTGTATTGCGCCAGTGAAGATTCAAAACAACTGATAAATGACCTATCAAAGGAGACAAATAAAGTTTATCGTAAAAATTTAAAGCAGATGATCGAAGATCCATCAAGAGACGAGACAATCACATCAATAATGACACCTCTCGATCATAACAAGACCAGCCATGGTCAGGATTTCGTTAGCGATTACCCACACAACACTCGCATGATCATATTCATAGAGACTGTACACAAAGCAATACAGGATCACTTGAAAGGATTGTGGAAGGTACTTGAGTTGATAAGCAACCGTGAAAACATAATGGTTCAAGGCAAACCAGCTCAAATATCACTCAAGGTTGAGGAATTTACCCATGCTGTTGATCTTCTCAAGAACAAGATAAAGAAATACTCCGCGACCAAAGGAGAGATAATTGAACCTAAGTTTGGAAGACCAACAAGATTACAACAGACATACACAAACGCTCAAGTGTTAGGTGTGCCTGGCGTGACAGAAGAATGATTACAGATCTTCTTCTTCTGAAATCTCAGCTTCTATAACTTTACCTGAATTGAGCAGTTGTTCGAAAATCTCTTCTCTTGTGAACGTTAGATTTTCTTGTTTGTGTTCTGCTAATTGAGTTTTGGATTGAATGTCCATTGTCTTTACCTTGATAGTAGTCTCTGATTTCTTCTGTTGTAGGAATATCTTGTTGAGAGTCTCAAGAGCACCAGTGCTTGCTTTATATAATTCCGCTAATGAATGAACATCTTCTGGTTCAGGAGCACTGATAATGAATTGTTTTATATTATCTATAGTGTCCATACTATCCTGTATCAATCTCCCTGAGTTATTCAATATAAACTGCTCCAAGTCAGCAGGATCTAAATTAAAATCAGCTTTTTGCACCTTTTTCGCAAGCGTGTTACCTTCACGTAGCTGGTCAACTAGTGTTTTTACTGTATTCTCTCGATCGCTCTCCTCACTCATATAGGTATTTATACAATAAAGTTGACTTATACAGTGACAGACCGTATAATACACATATGGTAACAGTAAACATACAAGGTCACGGATCATTTGCGATCCCTGCGAACAAGTTAAACGAATTATTAACATGGTTGACAAACAACTCAATGCCAGTAGAAGGCTCATCTAATACTCGCCCAGGAGACACTCTTTTAAACGGATAATAATGAGCTCGATGAGAATTAGACCGCTACACGACCCGGTTATTAAAATTAAAAAGACGCATGCTGATGCTGTACTACCCACTGCAAATAACAAGGAACCAGGCACTGGAGACTCTGGATATGATCTGGTATCAGTTGAGAATAAAGTTATCCCGCCAATGGGCAGTCAAGTGATACCAGTCGGACTAACGGTCGCTGATATATCACCTGGATATTGGTTCAGAATCGAGCCTAGAAGTGGTTTAGGATTCAAGCACAACATTCAACCACATCTAGGTGTTATTGATAACGGATATCGAGGAGATTTAGGTGTGAAGTTGTATAATTTTAGTACTGACAAGGAATATCGTGTTCGATCAGGGGATAAGATTGCACAATTGGTAGTATATCCATTGTTACAACCGATCTTTGAGTTTACTGACGAGATAACAGAGACTGCCCGGGGTGATAAAGGATTTGGTAGCAGTGACACAACATCATCCCATGCTCTACCTGATTGTGACCGTAGCGTTTATCCTAAACTCGATAAAGGTGACCCTTTCTGGGTATATACCGATTGTCATACTATACTTCAATCAACACAGCAATCAGATAAGGATTATATGCTATACAAGATGAAAGAGGCTGGTAAAGATGTTTGATAATCTCTGGGTCGAGAAATACAGACCTAGTGATCTAGGATCAATGGTGTTGAGTGACGCCAACCGGAGATGCTTTGAGAAGTTCGACAAAGCTCGCGAGATTCCTAACTTACTCTTCTCTGGATCAGCTGGTATAGGCAAAACTAGCTTAGCTAAGATCATATGCAACTCAATGTTAGAATGTCAGTACTTGTATATCAATGCTAGTGACGAGAACGGTATAGACATGATCCGTACCAAGGTTACTAATTTCTCAAGGACCAAAAGCTTTGATGGTACTATCAAATGTATTATATTAGATGAGACTGATGGATTGAGCTTAGACGCTCAACGAGCTCTACGTAACACAATGGAAGATCATGCCGGATTGACTAGATTCATACTAACTGCTAATTACAATCACAGAATCATACCACCTCTACAGAGCCGCTGCCAATCATTCGATCTAACACCGTCACTCTCAGGATGCTCTGATAGAATCAAGCAGATACTCAAACTCGAGAACATCTCGGTACTGGAAAGTGATATCGACCGTCTAGATGAATTTGTCAAGACATGTTATCCTGATCTACGTAAATGTATAAACGAGATCCAGAAGAATTGTATTGATGGTAAAATCGAGTTTGACAATCTAGTCAAGGTTAAAGATAAGTTCGTAGAGAACATATATAAGATCGCCAAGGAAGGACTAGCAATCAAAGCCCGTAAAAAGGTTATAGAGAATGAACATGTGTTCAATGGTGATTATGTAGAGTTACTACGAGCCTTGTTTAACTGTATACATGAATCCAACACCCCTGATATAAAGAAATCAGAGCACTTGATAGTAGTGGCTGAACATCTGTACAGATCAACATTCGTGGTTGATCCGGAGATTAACTTCTTTAGTTGCTTGTTAGCTCTTACTTAGACTTAGAGGACTTAGACTTTTTGCTCTTCTTCTTAGGAGCATATCCACCATCCCATGCTTCGTTAATATCTGGTGTTGATTTATCATCTCCGATAAACTTACCTTCTTCATCTTTAGCGCGAGTTGGTTTAGCTGTTACTTTTGGGCTCTCCTTCTTGGATGTGATCCCTTGTCCTTTAATGTTCATTGCCATAATAAAATTTTATCCTAGATATCCAGCGGTATATGATGTTGCAGCAATCGCTTTAGGTTGCTTGATATCCTTGTCATGTAAACGCCTGTTAAATTTGTCATCCATTCCAGTTTGCTTCAATGGATTGGTCATCCCCGGGTCATTCTCTGTATCAGATGTAATACCGTTCGGGTTATTCTCTGCTTGGTCTTCCTCTAGTGATTTAGGTTTAACTGAAATCTTCTCATCCCTCTTCATTGAGTCTGGAATATCCGGAAGCTTGTCATTAGGTCCATCTAGTTCGATTAATTGATGTGGTACTGTGATAAAAGCACCAGTGTATCTACCAGGAGCTGTCTCTTGTGTCACATCAATATGAAATCCATCAACTCCAGCAGCAGCATCCACACTCGAATTAACCGCTGGTCTTAAAGTCTTGACTGTACTGACTCTTAAGATAAGATCTTCTGCATCAAACGCCTTGAGCATGTCTATCGTTTGCTCCGGAGCTTCCTTGCACCAATCGTTCTTCTCCCAGCCTTTCTTGAGCTTAATGATATCCCCTGTGAGATACCCACCACCTTGAAATCTAGAGAAGTTATTTTCAAAAATTACATCAAACTTGCTTTTCATATTAATTATTTATGTTACCCCAACGATTTTCCTAGCGGCTCCAATAACCTCAGTATAAATATCTATGTATGGCCATTAAAGTAAGCAGAGTAGCGAGTCGATCGACTCAAACAGAACGTAGAACTACATACCGAGATCTACACCTAGATTTGACAGAGGATGAGAGACCTGTAACGTCTTCTCTATATGGTAAGGTAACACGACTAGACTTACAAACATCGATCGATGAAGGAGCGATAATGAATAGCTTGAGAAACATCTTCACCACCAATCCCGGAGAAAAAATTTTAGATCCGACGTTTGGTCTAAATTTAACTAAATGGTTATTTGAGCCGGTTGATGAGTTTATAGCTCAAGAAATCGGAGAAGCAATTGTTGAGGGTATTGAGAAATTTGAACCACGTGTAAGTGTGAAGAATATAACAGTTAATATGGATGCCGAGAGAAATCAATACGATTTAAAGTTGGTTCTCACCATCCCCTCATTAAATATAATAGATAAGACATATGAAGCAATCCTTAACCAACCCGGGTTTAACTTCCTGACGAACTCAACCAGCTAAAATGACCGATAAATATACAGAATATAGTTTACCTGATAAAGCATATACATCTTTCGATGCTACAAGTCTTAGAGATTTCATAATAAACAGACTAACAGAACAAGGAACCTTCACAGATCAGGTATACAGAGGTAGTAACATGTCATCGTTTATTGATGTGATTGCATATAGCTTCCATACATTACTATATTATCTCAACAGAACATCAACTGAGAGTATGTTCACCGAGTCTACTATATATGAAAACGTAAACCGTATAGTTAAAATGTTGAACTATAACCCTGTCGGGTATCAAACTAGTAATCTTAGTTTCGATGCATTCGCTACTGAAGACCTTATCCCTGGTACATATACTATACCTAGGTACTCATTCATCAGCTCGAACGATACATACTACTCAACCGACGCTGATATATCATTTACAAAAAATTCCCCCAGTGATGAACCCATACCAATTATAGGAGAAAAGCATCTACTATATCAAGGTAAATGGGTTGAACTTCCCGGTCAACAATCAACTGGTCAAGACTTCGAGACGGTGTATGTAAATACAATAGAAGAGAAAACAAAACTAGATCACTTTCACATTCACGTGTATGTTAAGGACTTTGATTCCGGAAAATATTACCAGTATACTGAAACAACATCAATGTATTTAGCAACCCCCACTGATCGAGTTTTTGAGAAAAGGTTAAATGAGAATGAAATATATGAATTAAAGTTTGGTGATGATGTCACTGGCGCTAAGTTAAACTCAGGAGACGAAGTATGGGTGTATTATCTTGAGTCTACTGGAGAAGCAGGGCAAGTAGGAGCGAACTTCTTGGATGAGCTCAAGATGACACTCTATGGTAGTAATATATTCAATGCCATTAAGACTGATATCAAACCCGAAAATATCAAATATATAACATTTGATAACATCGAGACAATGTCATTTACGAATACTCAACCCAGTACCATACCACAACAACGCGAGACAGTCGATGAAATAAAACGTAAAGCACCATTAAATCTATCCAATCAAGATCGACTAGTAACAGCAATCGATTATGAGTCATATATAGAAAGAGGCTACGGCAATTTACTGACATCATCTAAAGTTGTCGACAACACAACTTATATCGATGGTCATATGAGATATCTCAGCGAGGATGTAGGTATCTCATATCCCAATAAAGAGAGCAGAGTGATGTTCAATCACATGCAAGTTTCAACATCAACTACATTCAATAATGTATACATATACTGCGTGCCGTCTATGCCAGCAGCAACAACTGCATCTGTTATGACTAACTTTATATCTCCATCAATGAAAGAGCTAATATTAAATGACATCAACAAGAAGAAAATGATATCCCAAGAGATTGTTCTAATGGATCCTGTATTTGTTGGTGTTAATTTAGGACTCACCACAGGACAAGAAGTAGTAACACCGGAGATATCAGATAACACTCAATTAGTTATACAAAAAACACCTGGGATCATAAGAGAAGATTCAGCAATTATACAGGAAGTAGCAGACACGATAGCTGTGTATTTTATGAACACTAAGATGGAGCTAGGACAATTAATTGAAGTAAACACAATCGGTTCGTTAATACAAAACATACAAGGTGTTGAGTCGATATCTACTTCACGTACGGACCTATCACTAACATTACCTGGGTTAAGTTTATGTATATGGAACCCTGTATATGATAATGACATAGTAATAATGAACCAAAACTATAAATTACCCTACTACAAATATCCATATTTACACGATGCATTCAATCTATACAAGAAGATAATTATAGAGAGTTAATATGGCAACATACCAGGATATTCAATTCACTAGCTTTACTGATCTGGTTGTACCTTTTACTTGCAGTAACGGACTAGGGGAAATTTCAACAGGATCCCGCGCAATCTCCGGTTATACACTAGATGTAACTGAATTCACATTCACTCCCATCATATCAGCGATTGCTGGTACCTATGTAGGTGCAAGTCTAGACAAACTTATATGGGATATGGGTGACGGTACGTATGAAACCGGATACTCGATATCAAAACAATATAAATTCCCCGGGGAGTATAAGGTAACAATGATCTTTACTGACCAAAACGGTATAACACACCGGAATCGGAGATCTCAAACTATAAAGGTATATAACTATATACCAGACGCTCTAACATGGTATACACCCACTATTGAATCCGGATTACCGGAGAGATGTTCACTTGGAGTACCGAGCGATGATCTAACGATATACAGGTATAACAGCTGGCAGTCATGGCCTGTTGTATCAGGTGACGGAGGCTATTTTATCAATCTATACTCACAATCGAGTCACTCACGACCACTAACACCAGAACTATATTGGAGTTCGGCGGATGCCCACCTAAGCCCTACATGGAGATTTTTAGAATCTAAAGATAGTACGGTACCTGTTGAACGCGTACAGACTGACGACAACGATCATATATACGTAAAAAATGTCAACAACGAGATAGTACATACAACATACGATGACCCTGACGGAGTCTTCGCCGGTACTAGCGGCCTAGCAATCGTCAACTATCTGGATGATAATGCGAATAAATTAACAAGCGCAGCTAGGGAAAACAAATCCGGATCAAGTGATGCGACTTTAAAAAATGATAATATACCCGATTCATACACAGCAGCTAATGCCGTCCCAGTTACTGAACCTAAGGATGTAATACTGTTCGCTAGTTTTGATACTAGCAAGTTCCCTGTAACTGAAAATGATAGCGACATAACAAAATTTGAACTATTAAAAAACGATTACTTTCAGATATACGAAACGCAAAAAGTAGGCCTACCCATCAAGGTTAAGTTTAATCCACCTAGCTCTCTAAATATATCAAGCAACGGTATTCAGAGTTTTAAGATAAACGCGAACAAATACCTAGACTCACCATTCTCATTATCAGTACGAACACAGGATGTTAGTGGTAACATAATATGCACTGATGATATTGTGCCGTTAAGTAGCGGGTGGTTAGCACCTAGTTCTGCATTCTCTGGAGGAGATATCACCACCGATGTGTTGACTGCTCAAGGATTCGTGACAATGTACCTATCCGGGACAGACTCTACATTCACTCGAGTGACTACAGCAATATCCTCATCCGATGATTTTAAGGTATGGGATGTCGGTACAATCTATCCAGATAGTAAGGACGCGTTCATCCGGTTGGTTATAACCCATCCAACTCGCGAGACTGCACCAGTCCCCACCGGGGAGGTAGTGACACTACTACTATCACAAGTTGATAAAGATACTCGCGAAATTTTACTGAACACACCGTTAAGGGACTATGTATATGGGCCTGGTAGTCCTAGATGGTGGAGTACAATTGATGGTCGGAAATATTATGCGTATATCGCCCCCGATTCAAGATATGAACCTGATAATAGCATGTATACTGAAATTATCAACAACGATCTGCCTATGAGAACGCCCGGGACATGGAACGCGTTCATGAACATTGATAACACCTGGGATAATGTATCAGGAGACAATCAATTTAGACTATTTACACACACACTAGTCGACCCTCCTCTGTATTTTAATTATGAAGTAATGTTTTACTACCTAACTAATCCATCTAACGATTTATTTCATCAAATCAAACCGGTTTATTTCCGGGAGTTTAGTTATGGTGAAGACGGTGCAACACAAACATATTCACAACCGGTAACTACTACATCTCCTGGTAATAGTGGTATGTATGGTTTCGCAACTGAACCCACCGGTGAAGTGATCATCGTGGATAGTGATACAGATAGAATATTACGATATAACAGACGAGGTGCTACGAGAGCTGAGATTGATATAAGCTCACTACTACCAAGTATTAGTGCTTACTTTTACCCCGGAGATAATGATGCATATGGGTACAGTCCCAGTAGTGTTAGTTTAGATAAGAACCTTGATTATTGGGTAACATTATATGATACAGTTTCAACTATTAAAATTTCCGGTAAAAATAACAATGTAATAGCATGCGCAGTTCCGGAGGAGATTAATTTTCTAGCAGACTCTAGAACAACAAACCCATCGAGTAACTGGTTATCCGCTTCAGAATACAGCTTGAACGAGGTAAATGGTCGCCCGGGGGAATTTGGCGAACAGATAATCAACCCGACAGTGGTGGAGACATGTAAGAATAACGATATTATAGTAACATATACAAACCCGCTCTGTAGCTTTGTCTCCCGTTACGACCCCAGCGGAAACTTTAAATACAAGTATGACTTCCCAGGCGAAGATAGATACTTCACCGGTGACGTATGTGTTGATGTTAGTGATCATGTATGGGCAGTAACTGAGTCAACTGGTCTGAATTATGATGGTAGCTTAGACCTAGATCCTCCTAGAAGTATAGTATATGCATTTGATGAGGAACTTTCCTTACGGTTTACAGTTAGTTCTCTAGAAGGGACCAGCTATCAGGACATGTCATCTCCATTACCTTACGATGACGAGACAATAGAGTATCAAGTGTTGCTCGAGGAGGTATGGGATGACTCTACTAATGATTATATATCAGATGGTCTATATATTGATGGATTCGGTTACGAAACAAATCAACTATTAACATTGTACGAAGGTAATACGTATATATTTGATAACTCATATTATAATAACGGTCAACATCCATTTCAATTCCGACACATAATTCCAGAGGAATTATCATTACCTCTAAGCGGTGATCCTATGAATTTCACTGGAACTGGTGAGTTATATACTGACACGGTGTCCGGTATTGATACAGGAACAGTGACATTATATGTATCTGCCAACACACCAGATATGATGATGATTGATAAAAATTTCTCCCAGAATCGATGTATCATCCGGATTGTAAAGAAACCAGTCATACAAAACCGTACCGCAGACTCATTTAAATACATCAACAACGCTTCACATATAATCCCGGATAACAACAATCATATCTGGTTCTCCTGGGGCAAAAGATTTTGTTCTCGCTACAATACATCTACTGGAACTGTAGATACCACCGTAGCTGTAGGTAGTTCATATGACGATCCTAGATATCACCCACTATCCGCAGATACATACGATAGGCGTGATAATGCTAATAGGAGAAGCTCCATTGAAGGGCTGTCAATGGACACCGCTAACAACCTACTGGTTGTTAATAACGCAGACAAGAGAATATATGCAATGAATTCCGACTTTCCACCGCTAAGCGCATACATTAACGTAGCCAATAGCCAGATACCAAACGATCAATTTAGCTGGATAAGTAGTATATCTAGCAACGCCATGGCCACTTCCGGTGATATGTTACTACCTACATCATACCTAACAGACGCTCAAATTGATGTATTCGTAACAAATAATACCAGCCTAACTGGTACCAATGAACAAAAAAGATCAGAAGCAGCTAACAACTACATGAAGTATCTATCTGGAGGAATGGGTGAAGTCAAGTTCCGACAATCTCATGGTAATCCGGTATCTGTCAGCGCAACTGGATTCGAGCAGGAGATACGCGCCGGAGGTGATTGGACTGGATGGAGATGGATAAATAAGTTTGATGACAGAATTGTTGCTAGCGACAGCAGCAGTGGGTTTGTAGCAATAACCGGTTCTAGTGACGAGTTTCAACTTCTACCAGAATCCGGTATATTTGATATCGCGAGGGTTGGTGAGGATGTAGATTTTGCTGGAGTGATTAGAGATTACATACAACAACCCTCACTGAAAGATAAGAGAATATTTTATGACGAGTTTCTAAATACAGTATTTGGTACCACTGGTTCTTCTCCAGTATCTTTAGGTAAGAGGGTGTATGAAAGGATTAGTAACTTCATGGAGAATCATAGTGATATAGATACATGCACTGTTGATGCCTTGTTCAGCTTATCGTCTATGCTAAACCACAGAATGTCAAGAATGTCGTCAGTTATGCCGACAGAAATCACTAGATTGATTGACATATTATCAATTAACTTCTCTAAGCTCAGAGGTACGAGGACTGACTATCAAACAGATTTTGAAAAATATGGTAACTGGTCGCAGAATACAGTAGGTGTTAATCTAGGATCTGAATTATTATTTATATTTGACTATGATCCAGATAATGGTTATTACGCCGGAGATTATGTATATCATGCCGGAAAGTATTATGAGAGTATAGACTCAGTTCCACCTGGCTCGATACCCTCCAAATCTCAAGAGTACTGGAAGCACTGGCCAGATGGTTTCGTACGTGCTAGACATTTAGATGATATCAATAGGATATTTAGAGGCAAGGACCATGAGTGGCGGTTGAATAATTATAATGAACAGCCTATATTAATTAAGTTGATCCAAAATCTAAGAGTAACGATAGACGAAAAGTTAGTAATCCGAGAGGAACATACAGGTAATTTCCGTCCGGTTTCTCCGATGATGATAAACTGGAAAGATCACAGAGAATTTAATCTAGTAACAACAGACTCAGGTATAACAGTAACTGATCCTAATCAGAGATGGTCAAGTGAGTATATATCGGATGAATCATATGAACATGGAGTGTTCGAACTTGACGACGAAGGTATTATAACATTAATAGGACCAGCTAGCACAAATCCGACAATAACATTATTCCGGAACAGGACGTATAGAATAAATATCGATAGCTTCGGTGATCCGATCGAGATAACAACAACCCCCGGGCCATCCGCAATTAGATTAGATGGTTATGTAACTAATCAAGGTGCAGTATCCGGGGTAATGTCAATAAAGACTGATGATGACCCGGTGAATGGTCCAATACCTGACGTATTGTACTATCAGAGCGTAACTGATAGCTCGAAGTCCGGGGCAATTAGAGTAAAGTACATAGATTCAGTAGAGCATTACTCCACTGAATTCGATGGCCTGACATCTTATAATATTAATATATCCTTAAGTTCCCACACTCATCTAGACGAATTAGGGTGGGGATTAAACTTCCCGGATGACATGAATGCATGGCAATACTACTCGATATACGAGTATAAGCCCCACGCGAACGTGGATCAAACGCACATGTCTAATATAATAGATTGGGACTCTCCTAATACAACATTACAATACACATCATCCTCTTATACAGACTGGTCACAACCTGGAGGTACTATGGAGATAATGTTAGAACGTCAATTAAGAAAAGGATTAAATTTATTTTCTGGAGTAGACAGTCTAGACGTATGGAAGGTTAATGATAAATAAATAGATAGATGAGCTTAGATATAACCAGGAATTATACCCCCATTAACAGTATCACATCCCCGGGTATGTCGCGAGAATCACCCGATATCGTCGATTTACATCAACCACTAACATATGTCGAGTGGTTACCTCGCGTTAAAGGATCAACAGACGATGACTTGACAAATCATTACAATATATATCTTCGCGAATGGTCAGCTATTGAGTTGAAATCAGAGAGCCAGTCCAGAGATATAATAACCAGCCAGTACCGGTCATTAATTAAGGATATCGCGTTAAATTACACGACTGACGAAGAGAAGCGATTCCTAACAAACATAAACTACACAGACCCGCGACACGTAGAATCTGCTATTCCTTTCTTTGCAGCTAAGATAAAACAAATAACGCTATATTACGCCCGGGAGCGCGACATCATCAAGCAGCAAAAGATAAAAAGATCGGACAGCAACACTCCTCTAGGTACTGCTAGAAACATAAAAGGTATCACAGCTGAGCAAACATTATTACCTGATGTAAGTAACCTCGAATCCGGGAATATTGTATCAATTGACACGTCATCCGTGAACCTCGATTACACAATCAGTATAACAGAATTGTACGACATGTCGCAATCGTATTTCAAGGACACAACTCTACCAATAGACGTTAATACCTTCACAGATAGAGCTACCTTAATTGCTCAGGCTCTAGAGGAATGCGCACCATCACTAATACTACCAGGCATCAATTTAGTCCTAACAAACTCATCAACATTAACACAAGAATCGACCCGGCAACTCGAAAGCTACAATTACAGTGAATTCTTCAACTACATAAAGGATGAGAACAATTTAAATACAATACGCTACCCAGCATACATAAACACCATATTAGGATCAAATGTAATGCAACTCTCCGCAGGAGAGACGATGACAGTATCATCCGCCTCAAAACCATGGAGGAATATATTTAATCGATACAATCCGGTGATCAACAACGTACCGGAGGATAATAGTACATATAAATCGATTGACGAGATTGGAGGTTATTTTACACCCAAGAATACTAGTATATTGACCTATTACAGTAAAGCCCCTCGACCAATACTCCTTACCGATAATACATCTAGTTTATTACCTGATATATCACGGTTCGGTAATAGCTCATTCACTGGGATCTCTGGAATTCCAGTAGACCATGCAGAGAGTATAACCTGGTTAAAGGCTGACAATTCAAATGGTCGTCTATTCGGTGATATAATCAACTCTAAAACTTTAGCTAAATTCTCAGGATATACTTCCGCAGATGAGATACAATTAAGACCACAGGTTGGTGTTAGTAGGTCTACTGACGATTTAGACTTCTTCACTGGGAAGAATCGATCACAATGGTCCCAGAGTGACATTTTCCCAGTGGAAGGACCTAACGTATTTGACATCGATACACGGATTGATACACTATTAATAGACCACCGTACAGTTCACAAGTGGAGGACAGATATATTTGGTAATGAATATGCATTATACAAGAATATACAACCATCTCGAAAACCAACCGATTCTGGTAATGGATCACTCATCGATGAGTTGATTGAAGTTGCAGTTGGATGTCAGGTTATAGACGGAGGTGACACACTCACGGAAAGACCTGATATGTATGATAGGTCTATAGAGTATGATATATATGATGGTGGCAGAGCGCCAGGTATCGATAACAAGTTTGAGCAATCCCGGAATCCTAGGCCATTTCTAGATCTTCGAAGACGGTCCGGGTTTGATGAATTTGGTCAAGAGTTATATGATGAGCATAACAGCTGGTATGTTGGAATTGACCCTGCTCCAGGAACTATAGGTAATAAAGTATCCCGTATACCAATAACTTTCCATGGGTTCTACAAGTCCCCAACTTTTGATGAACAGGCCTATGGTGGTATGTTTACTGATGAGGCATGCGGAGTCATTGACCCTTCATCCTTTCAATGTGAAATCCTAGACAATTATGCGTTTGTTAACTCCACCGATGATGAAGATGAATACGGTCGCTACATATCAACTCACAACCCGGTATCAGGAATACAGGATACATTCGAACAGTATGTAAACCCTGGGACCTCCAGTGAGTGGGAGAATGTAGCATTCACCGGGGATAGTTTAAGTGGTATACAACAGGGTGAGACTATAGATGGTGCTTTATTTAACGGTGATTTTTGTATAGATCGAGTTGAGGATTATGCATATAATGTTGATAATATACCTTATTTTGATCACAGCATGACCGTTTCGCGAACAAAGTACGCTGAGGAGGTTAAAGATGATATCGATATTAATATACAACGCACGATATATAATCAAAATACCTTGACTTCTGGAGGATTATATTTCAGAAGCTATAATAGTAAGAACATACTTCCCATCAGTAAGGCTATGGCCAATGTGTTTGGTAACTTTGATTATTTTGACAGCTCTGATCATGCGAAAATATATAACGATATAATTAACGATAATATTATCGATATGGATGTAATATATAACAATATATTGATATCAACACCAACGCACCTGTTAATAGAGAAGCTTAACTTCTCCATGTCAGATACCAGCTTACAGTCCAACAATACATCTAACGTATTGCTACGCACTAATGACGGGAACGCACTGGAGAAACCTACCGGTTGGTTCTTCAATGAAGACAGTAACTTACTAATAGTAGGTAATACGGCAGTACATACTGTATCATCTCGGACTACCGTGTATCCTAAATTATATTCAGTTGATTTAGATACATTGAAATACAAACAATCCTTTCCTAACGATGATTATCCAGAAGACGCGGATAACTTCATGCTAACAGGTGATTTATCAGGATTTATAGTCGAGTCAATTGATCAACCGATAATCAAATTTAACCAGAAATCTGACATATATAACGTATCATACAGCGCGACTCTATCAAGCGAAAGTGAGAGTATATATTGTATATTCACTAATAACTTTAAGTACAATAAGCTAAATATGAGACTCATTGATGCGTGTGTGTATCATGGAGAGGCTGTAAATAAATATATTAAACCCGGATCAAGTTGGCAGAAACCAGTAACTTCTAGAACTATTAGACTAGGAGGAGATAATAGTATAATACCAACACCATCAAATCCGGTCACTACTCAATCGCTATCATTATCATCAATGACAGGATATACTTTATCCGGGTATCAACTCGATTTAGAAATAAACACAAACTATATACCCGTTAGTACAGAAGGATTCAAACTGATACAGATAGTGTATGACCCTGGAGACGGGACCGAGCTGCATATAAATAGTCGAGAGCTTGACGAGAGCCTTGGTAATGTGGGTGTGGATATAACTACAATCCCAGATCAATCAGACTTCGGTGATCCACGAATCCCGGGATTCAAGCATAATTACAAGTTTGATAAGCCATCCGCACATACATATAGTGCTAGAGTTAGCGCTATCTTTAGCGATCATAGTAAGATAATATATGACTTATCAATAGAAACAGTACCCTACTCAGTGCAGTCAGCCTTTGAAGGTGTCAAGCTAATTGATTCAAAGATATACACTGATATAAATAATAATAACAAACAGTTACTAGTGCTAGAGACTCAATCACCACGCTACATATCAAACGTTGTAATTGATAGATAGAACATTGATAAACACAGCCTAGGGCATAAATATTGTATAGATGGGCAATCAAAATTCAGGAAAACAATCTACATTCGGTAGAAACTTCATGTCATATGTGGCTTCCCGTATGCCTTATAGTTCCAACTATATAACAGATGGGATCAAGGATTTAAATCCTAAGTACAAGTACTTTCATAACTCCGGAGGAGTGAAAAGGGATGTAGCGTTATCAAAGTCTAGTATAACACAACAAACAATGACCTGGGATCAGGGTGTTGGTGCAGTTGCTATTGACAAGAATTATCACTCGTATATGTACTCGAACGTTGATCAAGACAAGTACAAGAGATTGATGGATTATCGTATAATGGCTCAGTATGCCGAAGTGGGTGATGCTCTAGATGAAATTTGTGATGACTCTATAAATGTTGATGAGAACACCGGCAAGTTGGTTAATATAGATTTTAGAGATTCAGATTTAACTGAATCGGCTAAAGCAGAACTAACCAAAGAGTTTGACAAGCTGATGAGGTATTTTGACTTTGATAACAAGGGATGGGAGTATTATCGAAGCTTGTTAGTTGATGGAGAGGTGTACTTTGAGCATATCATACATGAAGAGCATGTAGATCAGGGAATCCTAGGTATACTAGTGATACCAACAGAGTTGATAGATCCTATATATGATAACGTACAAAACACACTGATCAAAGGGTACCTATACCGACAACCAATTATTGATCCAAAAACTCAACAGGTTGAGAAGTATGAGTATATACCCTTTGACAAGAATCAATGCACATATGTACACAGTGGTATATGGAACGGTGACAAGACTTTAAGGTTACCGTTCGTTGAGAATTGCAGAAGAGCTTACAGGCAGTTGACAATGGTAGAAGACAGTATCGTTATATATAGATTGGTCCGAGCACCAGAGAAATTAGTGTTCAATGTCGATGTAGGTAACATGCCTCCACCGAAAGCTGAAGCATATCTCAAAAAACTGATGCACAACTACTGGAACCGAAAGACATTTGATGCAGCTCAAGACGGTCAAGTGAATTCATTCAATCCCCAAAGCATGCTGGACAGCTTTTGGTTTGCCAAAAGAACCGGTAACACTGGAACGGAGGTGTCACAATTAGCAGGTGGAGCGAATCTTGGTGAATTGACTGACTTGATGTATTTTGTCAAGAAACTATACAAAGCTCTCAAGGTACCTGGTAGTCGCCTAGAAGCGGAAGCTAGCTACAGTGACGGTACAGAGATTTTACGTGAAGAATTAAAATTCGCTAAATTTATCATGAGACAGCATCAGAGATTTGCTGAAGCTCTCAAGAATACATTCATAACACAACTAAAGATGAAAAAGTTGTGGAAAGAATATGACCTCAAAGAAGATAATATTCATGTCGAGTTCAATCCACCAAATAGCTTTCATGCCATGCGTGAGCAGCAGATTTTTGAGATCAAGAGTGGAAATTTCTCTACAATGTCTGGTAATGACATGATATCCAATACATACTGTCAGAAGAAATATCTAGACTGGACGGACAAAGATGTGATCGCGAATCGTGCATTCCTCAAGAAAGACAAGGAATTAATGTGGGAGTTAACACAAATTGAGAGTCAAGGACCTAACTGGAGAGATGCCATGGAAGGCGCAGAGGGTGCTGAGGGTGAAGGTGACATGGGAATGGGTGGTGACATGGGAGGCGCATTACCTCCAGCTGGTGATGTAGGAGCTCCACCTGATTTCGGTGGAATGCCTGATGACATGGGTGATGCAGGAGCAGAAGCACCACCAGTTGAAGAACCTCCCGTGGTATAAAACGGTAGGAACGGCACGTCTGAGCAATAAATACTTAAGACATGTCAGATCAATATCAGCCAACAGCATACTACGATTGGGTTAACAGGACCCATGGAATACACCTAGTCACCGGAAATTACGAACTTGTACCATACGATTACTATGCAGGCGATGAGCTGCACATGCAGAATGTCGTGTTTCGTAATTCAGAATATGTAACGCATGATAACACGCATGTAAGGTTTTTAAACAAATCTGATATAGATGTATATGATACAAGTAGCTTAACAATATACGATAGTGGTACGTTAACAATGCATACTAGCTCGGCTCCTGGAGCCAGAACATTTATTGTTGATGAGATTGGTAGAGTTGGTATTGGAATGAACCACCTAGGTGAGCATGCTAGCTCATCGGAATCTCCTAGTTTTGATCTAGACGTTCGTGGTCAAGTAGGTATCGAGGACTATATCTATCATAATGATGACACAGACACATACATGTTATTTGGTACTGACACCAAAGCACATCACGTGAATGCTGATGGATCGATCACACCACCAATTCCTCCACCAGATCAGGATTATGATGAGGTGAACTTCCGAGTTGGTGGGGTTGACATGCTTCAGATGAAAGAGGATGACACACAAGACGTGTTTGTGGTTAACAAGAATCAAGCTGATGTTGATACAATAATCAGGACATCCACAAACACTCAGGCAGTGGTAGTGAGTGGTGACGGTAGTGAGGTGGTCATTAATGGTGATGGTAATAGTGACACTGACTTTAGAGTAGAGGGTGACACCACACCTCATATGTTATATGTAGATACTAGTGAGGATCATGTTACTATCAACGGAGCAGCTAATGATGATACCGATCTATTTACTGTCACTGGTAATGATAACGCCAGTCTGTCTGGTGCAAGTTTACTGAGTGTCAGTCCGACCGCAGTAGTGATCAATGAGGATAGCAATTTGATAGACACTAGAATTGAATCTAACACAAACACCACTTCAATACTAGTCAAAGGAGATGGAACAGAAGTTGTTATTAATGATGACGGAAATGGTGATACTGATTTTCGAATCGAGTCTGACAAGAGTGAAAAGATGTTGTTTGTTGACGCAAGCACTGACATGATCACATTGAGTGGTCCAGGTGATGGAGACGACACAGCTATATTTGATATACAGGGTAACGATGATGATGATTTGACAGGTGCTAGTTTGTTTTATGTTGACCCGACAGAGACAGTTCTTAATAGAGATGCAAATGATCACAACTTCAGAGTAGTAGCACAAAATTTAGATCCACAGCAGGATACGACTGACACAGGTACTGATGGCAATGTACAGAATCACACTGCGGCGTTAGCATCACACGCTTTGTTTGTTGACGCTACTAATGGAAGAGTGGGTTTAGGTCACAGTAACCCTGTCACTACACTTCACGTTGCAGGAAGTGCACATATTGAAGGTGATTTGTGGGTCAAGGGTGTAACTAATCAGATTGACACATTGATCCATGCTACTAGTGCAATGGACATAACCAACATCGGAACCGGACCAGCTTTAACAGTAACTCAATCAGGAGCACAACCAGTGGCGGTGTTCTGGGACAGAGATAATGATGATGTGCTTCAAGCTAGCTTGTATTTAGACGATCAAACGAAGATGGGTGTAGGTACTAGTACACCGCAGCATGCCCTACATGTTTCAGATACTATAGAGAGTCAGGGACCTGGGCCTGTTTACGCTACGCTAATGGTTGATCACAATTATAACCATGGTGGAATTGGTGTTAACTCAACAACAGGAAATACTCAAAATCATCTCCGTTTTTATGATAACGGTGTATTTAAATGGCAGTTAAGACAACCACTACAATACGTCACTAATCCTGATAGTATACGATTCAGTCATGATGATTATGGTGATGTATTGACGTTGCTTAATGACGGTAACGTGGGTATTGGGATGAGTGATCCTTTTATCAAGTTGTACTTAGAATCAACAGACGGAGTAAGAATACCAGTAGGTGACACTAGCCAGAGACCAGTAAGTGGGTTATTCGGGTTATCGGGATTACCATCAATAGCAGATTTCACACCGATGTATGGTACAATTCGATATAACACTGAATTGCAGACATTTGAAGGCTTCGGTCCAGGTGACACGTGGGGAAGTTTAGGTGGAGTTATAGATATAGATAGAGATACGTATTGGACTGCTTTGAATGACATAGATGGTGATTATTATCCAGATGACCCGGATCACTTGAGAGCGTTCGTTGGTGGTAATCCAGTAGGAACTAACAATCCAGGTAGTACGTCTGATAGCGAGTATGGTAATGATACGTCAAGTACGTTAGTGATGGATATAGAACGGAAGAGTTCCAAGATATACAATAGTGTGTACATACAAGGTGACGGAAACTTGTCCGGTTCCTCAGATAAGATGGAACGTATAATTCAGACTGGATCGAAGACATATTACGAAAAGGTGATTTCATTCCAATACACTGGAGCACAAATACCCACCAAAAAGATAAACGTCGCCATACTCACTCAAGGGATGAATAGATTCAACCTAACGGTAACAGGCTCTCGGAATTATACCGACGGTAGTAATCATCTAGCCTTTGGTTATGTATCAGTTGAAGGTTATACATACTGGGAAGCGGATCGAGATTTTACACACACTGTCACACAAGAGAACCACTCTATAGGTGAGCTACTATTAGAGAGTTACTCACAAGGAGTTAGATCGACACCTGATGCTGATGTATCTAGTGGTAGTAGCACAGACGGTAATTACTTTATACAACAACTAAACATACAGCAAAATGGTTCATGGCCGAATACTGGACCTGGTCCCTACACCTGTGAACTTCTAGTACAACTAGAAGTGAACAATCAAGCGACGAGAGATAGTGATATACAACCAAATCTTCTACCAGAAGTTCACATAATATCATAAATAATTTAAATAGATGAATACACATAATATATCAGGGCAGGTTAACATAGATGACTTTGTAATAGGAAGAGAGATACCTGGGGTAACTAGAGATGGTAGCGGTAAGGATTATATAATACTGCACCGACATCAATCATCCGATACACATCCCACTAGATCATCAGAACACTACGTGCTTGGTACTATCACGGGAGTAAGAGGCAGCACCGGTTCATACAACCGAAAGCTCAATATTGAGATAAACTCTACAACAGCCTACGATACCACTCATATCAATGCTGTTAACAAAGGGTTTCCTGATAATACTCTATGTAGAGTCTGTCAAGTAACGTACAGCTCAGTAATCTATACAGCTATAGAGATACCAACCGGATCTACTCTAAATACCTTCCGATTCACCGGGAGGCTATTCAACTCCTCTGGAGATAAATTTTTATCAATAGTCCATGGAGATGATACCAGCTTGAGCAACATCACTCGAATGACACCATCAGCTATCGATTTCCCTGGAGCTGTTAACATGAGAGGGTTGGATATATTAAATCAAGACGATGTTAAAACTATATCTTTTGATGGAGGTGCCTCCGGAGAGGGAGGAAGTCAGAGCATGAAGAACGCTAGTGGTCAAGAGACATTCAGCTTACTCTCTGGTAACGCAGGTCAGGGCTCAACACAAAGCTTGAAGAACGCTAGTGGTCAAGAGACATTCAGCTTACTCTCTGGTAACGCAGGTCAGGGCTCAACACAAAGCTTGAAGAACGCTAGTGGTCAAGAGACATTCAATTTATCATCCGGTGGAAGCAACGGTGAGAGTACGTTGGCTCTGAAAAACACAGCGGGTCAGAATACAGTCGCCCTTACTGGTGGTACTTCTAATGGTGGTGGAGGGTTATCTGTAAAAAATAGCGCCGGTGCAGACACGTTCAATGTAGATGGTGGTGATAGTGGTGGTACTGCTTCCACGTCGATTCAAGGATCACTAGGTTTAAAAAACGCGTCTGGACAAGAGACAATGAGTCTAGATGGTGGTGGAGCCGGAGCAGGTGCTACACAGAGCATGAAAAATGCTTCTGGTCAAGAGACATATAATTTAAGTTCAGGTGGTACGAGTGGTGGTAGCAGTCAGACGTTCAAAAACTCCTCTGGAGTCACGACAGTTGAAACTACCGGTGGTACATCATCAACAACCGCTGGAACAAGCTATAGAAATGACGCTGGTATTGAAACATTATCATTAACTGTTGTTGATGGTGGTGGTGGATTGAGCGTGATGGACTCAGAAGGGAACTCCACAGTGTCTATGGACGGTGAATCCGGATCAATGGATGTGACTGGTACTGCAGCAATTTCAAATGCAGAGATAACACAATCAACAACTGAAACAATGTTCGTGACCGACAAGGTGGAGATGTTAGCCGGGACTAATCAACTTGGAGGAGAGTTTAGCCCGACAGGAGCAGCTCCAACTACACCTCACTTACATTTTTATGATAAATACTCCGGAACTTTTTTCGTGAGCGACGTGGTGGGGGTCATGAGCAGGTCTCAAGATGGTGTGACTTGGAGCACTTGTAGAGCTGATGGAATTACTAGCGCCAACATAATAATGGAAATGACAAGCGTGCTCACATCAAACGGAAAAACCCGATTACTTGCTTTCATCAATCAAAATTTCAGCTCCGGGGTAGCTAGGACCGTGCGAAGTGATGACTTGGGAGACACTTGGGTAGCTCATGGTAGCTTGGTCATGGAGAGTACATATTACGCCGGCGGAAGTGTTTCCCGGAACAGAACACTTTATGGAGGCAGTAGTAATGACGTGATCACTAGAGACCACTTTTTAGCTGGTGTGAGTGGTTATGGTTTTTCTCCTTCTACGGTCCGTGGTAGTTACCCGTTTTATGAAGATTATATAGGCAACACAACCAATAAGAACTATTTGAAAAACTTTTTCATATCTAGCTATATACGAGCAGCTTCACAAGAGATAGACGGTGACAATTACCCGATTCGCAGAAATTTGAACCTCACCGCCGCGGAATTAGATTTTATATACATGCCTGAAGGTGACTGGTGGCACACCTCAACTAGAGAGGCGAACAACTACGCATACAGTATCACAATGTATCATATATACTGGAATGCATGTTTGTATCATCACAAGGCGGACTTCTTCGTTGGAGCCGGCGGATCATATCCTGGTTCCAGTAACAGTGCAATGATGATCAGCGGACTGCGTCACATAATGAATCATAAAAATGCCGGTGGAACAATCAATCAATCTTTTGTCAATAGTTGCCCGGTCCGGTTGTTCTTCGTATGCAACACATCCACACCGTTGTATAATTCAAACGCCGGTTGGGCTTATAGTATAACAAGTGCTTCTTCCAATAGTGGTTTGAGAGATAGTATTCACTCATCATATGGCTGGATACCATATAGATCAACTTATATATTACCTTGGTCAACTGTACGAACAACTGCTGGTATCAATTCAATTGCAAATGGAGGATGGGGATTACAACATTACAATTTAGCTGGCGCGTGGGAGAAGGATGGTGTGGTTGGTCAATGGGGGGAGGAAGGAGTAAAACAAATCGGCACCGGCTGGTATTCGATTATTGTTGATCCGTCTGATTCAGAATCGTGGTTGATGTTTAACAGCTCCGGAGTACATAAACTAGATACTAGAGCATTAACTGCTCAACACAACGTACAACACACAGGTGTTAACAATACAACAATCACCGGATACGGAGACCCAACTATGAGTGTTACAATGAACCGGTACTTTTCAGAAAATGAACTGACCGGGTACCTTGCTGTCACAACAGCTCCTAGGAGCACTTTACTCACAAACAACTCAACTCTAGGTCAACGGAACAGTGCATCAAGATACATCAGAGGAAACACTGCAGGAACAACAGTAACATTAACACTTGATAATACTAGCGCGACAACAAACGCATCATACGGCAGTTACCCTACACAGGGAGATACAGTGTCATTTTACAAGTTAGCGATATGGGAGAAGATAAACTCAGCTGATGTGGCTGGTGTACCGGTGGATGTATATAAACCTTCTGTTGGTAATGTAAGTGAAGAACACGTCAACAGCGCATCAGTCTACATGATCGCAGATGGAGTCAACAATGATCCGATCATTTCAATAGTAGGTCAAAATGGTACTGCTAGTTCAGCCAATTACCGCAAGCCGTCATATACCAAGATTGGTGATGTGTGGTCAAACACTTTTGGAAATGGTCTCAAAGTCCCGTCTTTTCTGGCCATCTTTAGTAACAGCATAGGAAAACATGAAATCGCGACCTTCCCGACAAAATACAATATTAGCTCATCTCCACACCTGGCTCTCATACCTGGTGAAGAGTGGGTCCGTGGTAGTTCATATTTGAGCCGGATCGAAAATATCCAAGGAAATGTCCAGTCATATGACTGCCGGCACTCCCTTGATCAAGCGAATAATCCTCTTGAGGCATACGGAACCATGGGTAATACCACACTCTATCATCATCCATTCCGATCCGGTTACACGAAGACAACCAACATACACCCTGGTAAATCCGGTGGAATCGGGACATACGCGGTTGGTTCTTACGACTTCTACCAAAACGGATCGACTGCAGATGTTCATGGTTGGAGCGTTATCCACCCCGGGTTTTATTATAATGAATACATACCGGCATACCAATGGCCGCAATACAGTAATAACGGACATTATTTCCAAAGTACCCAGTCCCGGAATCATGTTGGAGCTATCCACCGGTGGGTATCCGCCAATTACGCTCATGTTGTTTCAATTTTGGAATACGGTACCCCGGATACATATTCAACTGATGAAAGAAAACCCACATGCAAGAGATTTGTAGGCATGATGCTCAATGGAGGCTCTAGAAACCCGGGCTGGTTCTGGTTGACACACACTAACTATTCATACAACAAAACCGGACATAATACAAGTTCATCTCATCATGTTCCATCAACATATGGTTATGATCCTTCTGGTAGTGGAAATGGGTCGATAGTTTACAGCCAACAAATCCCCGGAGGAGGTACAGCCGGAATCGGATCGAGTATTAACAGTACTCATTGGCTCAAACAAGCTAGCCAGGTGTACAGCTCTAGTAAACTGATGGGTCGCTGGCACCCAGAGGCGACAAAGTATTCGTATGATGGCATATCGTATAGAAATGGCGAGGAAGTGATGGTGATAACATTTTGGGATTCCACCGGACATTTTGACAAGAATGATTGGAATGTTGCGTTGTACCAGAGCCAACACTCAGGTGGCGAAACCGGTTATTACAATACGAGCAACAACACGTCTACAGATCATCTTTGTGATATAACCACAGTGTATTCGGATACACAATGGAGTACTTCTTATGGTAACCAGGCAAACTGCATGCATGTGGTGCTAAAGAAATCAACTACATTTGGCGGAAAAGGATTGGTTCAATTCATGCAGGATAACGGCACCCGTCCCGGGGTGAGTGATAATAACGTCAATCACTCTGGTACAGAATATGTGTTTTTAGTCAAGATCACACTCAAATCCAATGCAAATTGTCACTTTCACCAATCGTTTGTAGCCCGAACTGGAACAGCATGGCCTGATGAACCAAATACTTGGCAACTAGGAGTTGATGACGCCAGTATCCATAACAAGGCCGATCTTAGGACTTACGAACCATTTAATCAACGATACAATAAAAAAATCCCTCTTCCTAACGGATCACAGATTGTATATACTAATTACGGGATGCATCCCGTAACCAGTTGGGTGTCATGGATTTCACACGCGACAATGAATGGACTGAACGGAAGTTCTATTTCTAATGCCAATACATATGTATCTAATTATCAGAGCGACCTGATAACTCACCACAAAACCACATTAGAAAACCGAAACCTAGGACGTGGTTCTTCAGCACCTGGTAGTAGTGATCCTCTTGTGTTCCCCGGGGACGTTTTGTGTTATCTTCCGAATAACGGGGGAGCGCTAGCAACTGGTATTTACCCTCTCCAGACCGGTCATTGGCCTGATGACTTGCTTTGGGTGTATGCTAATTCCTCAGCAATATACACGAGAAAATTTACCGGACCAACTGGCGGTGGCATAGGAAATCAGGCTACGGCGCAATTCAGACCAATACAAGACAACAACAAGTTATATGTGATGGCATCTGGTAAGATATTCTTCTGCGAAATACCAACACTATCACAAATGTTAGCAGTATACGATTATCAACCAGAATGGACTGAGATCACACCAGCTATGACTGGGTTGTTCAGCCCGGTAGGTATATTGTACGCACATTCAATTGGCAAGTATGTGATCGCTGGGGAAGGTGGAAATTACGTGACGAGTATTGACGGAGAAACCATCTGGGAGTCAAAAATTAAACCACAGTTCTCGTTTGCTTCAAAACCAGACACTGGATTGTTCAAAGACACAAATCACGATTTACATTTGACCCACAACGGTCAAAACAAGTTGACTGTTGATATAGATGGTGTGAATATCAACGCTCAACCACTAACAGTAAATTCCTTGTTGCGTAAGAAATATCAATCACAAACGTACACATACCCGAACTTGACGTATGATAACACCTGGCGTAACTTAGGTACAGCAGAATGGAACTCTGCAGAGATTCCTAATGCGAATGGAGGAGGAGTGATAATATGGCATATCATATGGCACATAACCGCCACATCAACCAAATACATGACCGCATACACAAGAATTGCGTACGATGGAAGTATTCAGAATACTACATTCATCGCCGGTGAAGTAATGACATTTAACATACGGGTTGTGTTTGATAACAATCTAGGAAAGTATATAATTCAGTACATGGGGTACGATTACCAAAATGGTACTAATACTACTGGTAACTTATCATGGGAGATTCGTGATCAACGACCACAATGTGTTATAACACCGTAACACATTGTATTTAGATATGATGAATGTTATGCTTGTTTGACCGAAATCTGGTCATTCTCATCCCATTCCGGAGATTCAACCACGTACTCCGGGAAGTAGTTCTCTTGAATCTGTGCCTCTATGGAGCTTATTATACCGTCCATTCGAACAGCTTCTAGTGGTTCGATCCATTCAGTCACCTGGCCTTTAGTCAGCTCACCAAAGCTAGTAAAGTCCTTGGAGTCTGGATCAAAATCATCCTCAAAGTCATAAGTAACAAAAGTGTTCCCTGCCCGGTCAATACCATTAGTCCATTCATAAAACACAGTAACACCCACGACAACATCCGCCTTGTCACCAACTTTAGTTTTTCTGCGCAACTCTGATATCGAGCTCTTGATTTCTTCCGGTTTGATCATACTATTATTTATTAAAACACCCTCAACAAATCAACCCAAGTTGATATTAATAGCCAATCTACACTGTGATTTAACCGGACTGCTACTGGAATGGTATCGATCACCCGGGAAAATAATAGCGTTACCTGGCTTGAACTCTATCAATTGGTATGGTTCATCATCACTCTGATCTTGGCCCCACCTCCTGTCAAACACATATGTAGGCCCATCACCAATCAGCTGGATCACACACACCCAATGATCAACACCATCAGCACACAATCCTGAGTCATCCACGTGCGGGTCATGATAACCATCCACCAGACTGTTAAACAGGTAGTTGAACCGAAACCGATACAACTCATGAACCCCAACTGGTGATCCTCTTGATTCAAATGAATCAAGTATTTCACACGCCAGCTCACACCCTGGTTCGA